AATGTATGGGCAGTAGAATGCGGCTGCGTCAGCTTCTGAAGAACCTTTGTAACCAACCAACACAGGTGTTGAGTCAGATGCATAAGAGTCAACGAACACACGCATAGCGCCGTTCAATGTACCAACGAACTTGGTGTTTGTAGGTGCTTCGAAAGTACCTTCTGTTGTGCGAGCAAACGCAGAAGTAGTTGCAGATTGCAACACTGTCAAGCTAGCAGGAGAAACAACAGCCCAGTTACCAGCGCCACGACGTGTGCGTTGAGCGATCAAGTTAGCAACACGGTTAACTAGAACTGCCAAAGCGGCATGTTCGTCACCAACGAATGTAGCTGTACCTGAAACGGTAGCTTGGTTGTATGTGAACTCAGTTTGAGCCAGTGAGCGCAATGACAAGAGAATCTCTTGGTCAATCTCAGCTGTGATCTCTTGAGCCAATGCTGCCATGATTTCGGCTTCTACGTCGATACCATGCATAGCTTGTGCGTCTTGAGCAGCTTCAAATGTCCAACGAGCTTGCAACTTACGTGTTTTAGCTTCAACAGCTTGCTTCAAGATTTGAACAGAGATCTGACGACCGCCGTTGCCTTCCATGGTAGCTGTTGGGCTACCAGCATAACCTTGAGCGGCAGTTTGTGTAGTGGCAGCGTTATCAGCACCGCGAGCGCCTGCAGAGTATGCAACAGCGATCTTGAATGGTGACAATGCTTCTTCACCAGCAACTACAGAAGTAGCGGCTGCTGTTTGGTCAGTCATTGTTGATGCATAACGCACACGCAGAGTGTGAATCTGACCAACTGGGCCAGTCATTGGCTGAACACCAACGATTTCGTTAGCAATAACTGTGGGCATCACACGTCGAATCACGGGAAGAATCACGCGGTTTAGTGTAGCGATGTTACCAGATACTGTAGAGCCAGCAGATGCGTTCTCTTTCAAGTACTTGCGAGTGTTTTCTAAAATAACACTCATTGAGTTGCGACGATTGCCTTTAAGGCCTTCCATAAGGGCTTCTTTGGTCTCGTCCCAACGGCTTTCTAATAGTTCTTGTGACATTTAAGTCTCCTCTGTTACTATATTTTATAGACCAGCCAGGCGTTTGATGTCAATCACATTACTGCGATCTTCTTCTTGCGCGGCTGGCACGGTTTTATCACCAGTTACAACACTTACGCTTTCACTAATTACCTTGCGGGCTCTTGGTGAGGCATCAGCGAGTACAGCTGGTAGATACTTCTCGTATGCGTTTTTCAGACGAGACGTCTGTACGCTCTCTAAGAGATCTTTCATAACAACTTGCTTTTCTCTGTTTAATGGAGATAGCAATTCTTCCATGACCGCACTGCGTTCATTGGAATCTTGTATACGACGGATTTCTTGATCTTTAGACTCCACAAGGGTTTTGGCCTTCTGGACGATCTTGGTGGCTTCACTTAGTTTTTGATCTTTACTAGCTAGTGCTTGTTTCAATTCACGCACAACTTTGTTTTCACTTAGGTGTGTGTGGTTAAATTCAGCGGCATAAGCTTCAAAAATCTTACGTCCAAAGTTGTTCTCGCGAGCAACTTGGATGTCTTCTTTAAGCTGAGTGAGTTCTTGCTTGAGATGGCCGGTAACAGCCTTGTTCATTCTCTCAGCACTTTCTTTAACAAAACGTGCTTTGAGATTTTCTAGTTTGTTTCGGGCTTCGCTTACCAAACGAACTTTAGTTTCCACTAAGTCACGCTTGTCTTGAGCAAATTCCTGGATCTCTTCCGCAAGTGCTCGCACAACAAATTTCTCTAATTTAGAGAGACTTTCGTTGTGTTGCTTGCGGTCTTTACGCAGTTCGCCAATTTCTTCAGCCAATTTAGTAACCATGAAGTCATTAAATTTTGTAGATGATTCTTTCATCTTGGCTTGGAACTTAACGCGATCTTCAGCAAGAGATTGTTTTTCAGCAGTCACTTGTTGAATTTCGGCGGTGAGACCTTCTGTTACCATGCGATCTAGGGCTTCCACCATTGTTGATTTGTCATGCTCGTATCGTTGTGCAAACTCTTCGCGGAGTTCTGCACGGACTTGTTCACGAGCTTCGTTTAGCTTTGATTCCCACGCTTCGTTGAGTTCACGGCTAACATCTTCGTTGATTAGTCCAGAGTCGAGCAGGGGTTTAATAGCATCAAACATGCCTGGTTCTCCTTAGATTTTGAGATCCTTGATGAGCTTCATTACTTCACTCTTCAAGTATCTCTGTACTTTGTTGTCTTTGCCAGCATCTCGCGCCATCTCAAAAACCTTGTGACCATGTTTCATGTTCATCAAACCTTCGTAGATAGCTTTGGGATATGCATTTGGCGCACTGGGTTGGGCAACAATGTCGACAGTGACTATTTCAAAATCACTGACGTGTCCATTAGCGTCGTTCACGTTTCCGGAACCACGACTTGAAACTCCTAGTTTCACACCCGATTCCAACATGGTTTTTACCAGTTGGCCCATGGGGGTGGGTAGAATCTTTAACTTACCATAACCGTTGGGACCGTCCATCCACATGTTCATAATGAGGTGGCTCACTCGGTCTAGATTAATTTTGAGGTCATCCGGGTGATCAACTTCGCCCATGACTGAATAACCTTCTATAATTTGTTCGTTTAGTGTTGCCACTGCACGTTCAATTTCATTCACAGGGTACACACGTTCGTTGGCGTTTTTGACACCGCCTTGAATGCAGATGCCCTTCATAAAGAGGTCCTTACCTTCACCAGAGCCTTCGACAATCATGCCAGCCTGGTTAAAGGTAAGATTTTCTCTAAGGTAAAGAGCCATTTACCTGTAGTCCTTAGTGTGTAACAGACTTAGTGTTAACGCCAGTAGCTTGTGCCAAGTGTGGCTTGGTAGCTGGGCTTAACTTTACACTGCCTTGAGCGGGAGTGTTTTGCACTTTACCGATCAATTCTTTTGTAGTTGGGGCTGGACGTCCATTACCGCCGTCACCTGTGGCATGCACTGGCTTGGCCATTGCACCACGTGCACCGCTGTTGGCAGCTACTGGGCTTTTGCTAGCAACACTAGGGTTGCTGGGTTTAGCAACTGTTTTCAAAGTGATATTTTCGTTGAACATGCCTTCAGTTTCAAACTCATCGTCTGCAACTTCCACATCAGTCATTTCGTCACCAAATTCGTCACCTGATACTTCATCTTCACCGGGCATGTCGCCGTGGTCTTCGCCGGCTTCGTTACCCATTAGGTCTTCAAATTCAGCCATTAATTCATCTAGCTTGTCTTCTAGATCAACAACACGGTCTTCTAGACCGCCTTCGTCGTGTGCATCTTCAATATCGTGAGTTAGGTCAGCACCGGCTTCTTCTGCACCGTCATCAAATTCAGCATCAGACTCTTCTTCTTCTGACATGCCTTGTTCTTCAGTTTCTACATCATCGATTAAATCGTCTGATTGATCGCCGCCGAGCATGCCTTCTTCGATTGATTCTTCTCCCTCTTCGGTAGCTTCCTCAATTGATTCTTCTTCCTCTTCCATCATTGTTTCATAAATGGCGCGGCTTTTTTCTACTACTATTTCGTGGAATAGTTCTTTGGCTTTTGCTTCTTCGTCGTTGATCACGTATTCGATCAATTGTTCAAATTTGTTCATGAGTCCCTCCAATGTAAATGGCTCTGTATAGTCTATTTACAGATAATGCAAATAAACATGTGTTTAATGGAGATTTTTTAAGTTTTTTTGACAGTTTTTGTCAAAATCATGCCATTGGCTGGGCTGGAGGTGCATATTGACGTTGCACTCGTTCTATTCTATCTTTAAACTCAACTTGACGAACATCGTTGAGTTGTCTCATCTTGTTTATTTGCTTGAGGGTGAGTTTTGTCTTGCGCAGGTCACCGAGTTGTGGTTGACTATTGTCTTGCGACAAATCTTGGTAGGCAGACTTTTCCCGTTGGTATAGTTCAAGCAAAATCATATTGTTATTTATACAGTTGGGGCAGCGCCTGCGGCTGGCGGTGCAGCCGAACCTGCGGCTGGTTGAGCGCCAGGCGCCATTTGACCCGGTGCACCAAAGCCTGCTGTAGCATCACCTATGTTGGTCATATCTTGTCCGGTAGTGATATCACTTTCAAGATCAGCTGGGGTAATTCCCACACCTCGCAAGTCAGAACCTTGAGCATCCGGCGCTTTAACATCAGCACGTTCTTCATCCCATAGTTCTTCGTTTTCACGAATCTCATCTTCTGTCAATCCTAGATATCGCTTGAGCAAGAAACGTTTGCTCAAGTAAGGAACTTGTTCTAAACTGGTAAATGTACTAACACGATCTTTGTCTAACTCTGCTTCGCGATAGCTGGCAAAGTTTTGTGGTTCATTGAACATGATATCAAACAAACCGCTATCAATGTTAAATCCGCGCCAGCGCATGAACATTTTAAATTCGTCGTCAAGCTTTTGCATGATCAAACGCTGTAAACGTTCGCAGTACTGGTTAAAGCGATATTCTTGTATTAGTGCAGTACCCACACGTCCGTCGTTCATGGGTCGATCTGAGTCGTCTGGGCCTGTGGGCAAGTAACTACTAGGCACACGCAAGCCACGGCACATTTTGTTGTTAAAATACTTTAAGTCGTCAATTTCGCCTAGATTTGATCCGCCCGCAAGCGTGTCAACACTTGATCCACGACCGTCTGCTGTTTGTGGGAAAAAGTAATCTTCGTTAATAGATAGTGGATTATAACTACTATCCATGATGTTTTGCCCACCGCCTGTGTTACTTGGAATTCTACGCTGGTGAATTTCGTTTTTGACACGTTCAACAAACTGCATGGCCATGTGCGAAGGCATGTTGCCCACGTCAATTTTAAACACTCTACGCTCAGGTGCACGTGCCACACGATAGATCAGTACAGCATCTTCTAGCAGTTCTTTTTGCTTGAATACTTTAAAAATAGTCTCTAATATGCTATTGCCAAACGGCCAATAGTAGTCCAATCCTTCAGTTAAACTCAAGTGAATCACATGTTTTGCATCCAGAACAGACTCGTTCATAGCGGCAGCAAAACGGCTTTGGCCTGCACCGGCGCCGCCAGCACCTGCATTTGGCGCTGTGTAATTGTTTGGTGCTACCCATCCTGCACTAGCTGGATTTGATTGAAAATCTGTTGTGGTCTTGGCAGCCATTGTCAAGTTTTGAAAGTTAGGGTTGATGTCACGAATCACATACTGCTCGGGACGCTTGCCTTCGCTTTCGTTTACAATGACCCTGGCCACCTTGGTCATGTCAACCCAGTACATTTCAAATGTTTCGGGATCGCGCACAAACACTTGATCTCCGTACTTGATGGTATTACGGAAAATACGGAAAATACGTTGATCTAATTTGTTAAGTTTTGTCCACTGCTGTAACTGTTGTTTGATAATTCGAACTTCGTTGTCAGTGGGCGTTTCGTTATACTTGACTTGAAATGGCACGTTTTCGTCATTGCGCATTTGGGTGCTGAATTCAGCTAGGATATCCAGACATGCGTTGATTTCGCTGTCCATGTCCATTTGTTCGTACTGATTGTAACGTTCAACTCGATTGGGATGTCCAGTATAGACTTCGGGCAATCTGCTGGCATAGTTACGATACACTATATCAGCATGTGCATTAGCACTTGCACGGCCGTCGTTTCGACTGTATCCCGGCATGCCATCAGAATCACGTCCAGAAAGCGGGCTTAGTTGGCCGCCGGTGTTTGCAACTTTAAAATATTTTTTCCATGCCATAGTTGTATACTTATGTTATGCAGTTGATACTTGTAACAATCGAGATGTTGTGCTGTTGTTAGATCTTTGCAAGTTGACCAGATCTGACAGCAATGCTAGCATTTGAGGATCACCTGTGGTGTTAGTTGATGTTGGGCGATTGTTGAGATCTAGTATGGCAGTACGTATGGCTTGCACAAGATCAGTGTTGTTGTCTTGTGGGGTAACATCAGTTTTGAGTTGCTCAACTAATCTAGATAGCGGCGAGTCTGCTTTGCCTAGTACTTCTGCAAAATTAACAGCACTAACTCGTTCAATTATTTTAGCAAGTCCCGAGTTCTCTCTAGCAAGTGCTTCTGAAAAATTAACTGTTACTGGTATTGTTTTACCATCGGGCAAGGGAACAAATGCTTCATTTTTACCAGCTTCGGCGGCTCTAACCAAAGTGCCATTATTGCTAGAATTAATAACCCCACCGTACTTGGCTTCGATTGCGCTGAGAAACTCACCTCTTCCCACTAGTGATCGATTGTTGCCAACACCTTGATATGTGCTCTTGCCCGACGAATTAGGCAATGCGGCCCATACTCCTGCAAGCCTATCAGCAAATGCATCTTTACTCATGCGACCTGCTTTGTAGTCTTGATATCCGCTTTGATTCAATAGTGCGCGACCTAATTTGTCTTGAGTCATTGCATCAAATCGATCCTCTGGGCTCACAACACCCTGTGCCAGCAATCCATTAAGAGTCTTTTGTATGATTTGATATTTGCCAGCGGCGCTGCCTTGCCCTTGTGCCACACGTTGCGCTTGAAATTGCAATACCTCAGCTACTGTCATTTCAGACAGTGGTGCGTTGGCTCCGCCTACCATTTTGTTGTAGTCACCACCGCTTTCGTACTTGGCAATAAAATCCAAAATCTTTTGTTCGCTAGCTGGCAATCCCGATGTTGGAGTTGCCATACCCGCAGACGATGCCGATGGACCTTGTGCTGACGATGCTTGGCTACCAGCTATGCCACCGTACAATCCACCAGCAATAGCACCAACTGCGGCGCCAATACCGGTACCAATACCTGGAACCACACTACCAATTGCGGCGCCAGTGGCTGCACCACCAACTGCACCCATTGCGGCACCACCAGCTACTCCCGGACCACTTGATCCAACTGTGGTTTTGCCGCCAGGTGTTCCCAGTGTACCGGGTGCAACTTTTGCTGGTACACCAGTTATACCTTCAACAAATTCTGCAAACCCTTTCATGGCCTTGGTAGTGGGGCTGACACCGTACTTGACTAAATTTTGCAAACTATCTCTAGTGTTCATTTGCTCTCGACGCAATTCAACCTGGGTACCAACCAAGCCATCAGCACCTTTTTGTTGACCTTTTTGTGCTTCTTCAATGTCCTTGGCGCTCTTGGTTAGATCTTGATTGGCTCTAGCACCTAGATTTGCGGCTTCAACAAAGTTGCCAAAGCCCGATGATGCCACAGCACCAGCTTGCCCTAGACTGTTAAATCTTGTGGCAAATTCCTTGCCTGCCTTGTTAGATGCATCGTAGGCCTTTGTTGCGTCCATTGCACCACTGGCTAAGCCTTCAACAACACCAGTTGCGCTACCAATTGTTTGGAAGAACTTAACACCAGCTGGGCTAGTAAGTAGGCCTGAAGCTGATTCAGCATAACCTTGTGCCAGTTCTGGTGCTTGTTTGGCCAGTATTGCATAATAGCGTTCCATTTGATCGGCGGCTGCAACCTGTCGTTCATCACCCGATGCTCGCATGGCTTCTGTTTTGGCACGGAACGCCTCGACTGATCTTGCTTTGTTAATGGACTGTTCCATCTCAGAACGTTGTACGCCAGTTAACTTGGTTAACCCGTCCATCTCTTTGAGATAGGCTGCGGCTCCTACTTGTAGTTGTGTTTGTGTTTTGTTTTGTGTTTGGCCCACACGAGCTTGCAAACCAACATATGATGCTAGGCCTTCGTTGATGTCTTCAACTTTCATGCCCATGTTCATCAAGCTTTGACCTATTGGTCCTCGAGTTACGCCTTCGCCAAATTCAACAAAGTCTTTTCGACCTTGCATTACAGAACCCGACAACAATGCCAAGTCGGTTGAAGATTTAGATATTAAATCTGAGAATGCCTTGAGTCCTACTTCGTCGAGCCCGTATCCTAGCCGTTGCGCTGACGCACCAAGCCCAAGCAAGCCATCTGCTGAACTGGCGCCAACTTTGGATAATTCTTGATAGGTATTGAACAGTCGGTCGCTCATCTCCGCGGCCGCTTCGGCATAGTCTCCTACTGCTTTAAGTCCGGTACCGGCTGCAAATGCGCCAATACCCAGTGCCTGGAATCCAGGGATAAGTGCAACAATGCCACCTAGCACTTGTGCCGCTGTGCCTAGACCTTGTGCAAATGTATTAACCGACTTGGCGGCAACTGCGGCGCCTTGTTTGCCTTGATAGATTGCCTTGCTGTATTCACCAAAGCTCTTGGCAAGAGCCCCGGCACCATCGGCTAGTAATCTAAATCCCATGTTTGCGGCAACACTGGTGCCGCCTAGATTTTCAAATTTTTCTCTAAGTACCGCAGTACCAGTTACACCGCGACTGTATTCGTTGATAAGATCGCCGGCTGTTTTTATTTCTTTTTGCTTGGATGCATTTTCTCTACGTTTGGTTGCAGTAGTTACTTGTTCGTTGAACTTTTCTGAGGCGGCTAATTCTTTGTTGTATTTTGCCAGTTCATCTGCACTCATGGCCGCACGTTTTTGTGCTTCAGCTAGCTCGTCATCTTGTTTCTTTTTTTCCTTGACTGAGTCTTCTTGTTGTTTGGTTGCAGCTTCTTGTTGCTCAGTTAGCTTTTTGGTTGCTTCTGTTGCATCATCTATTTCTTTGGTGAACTTGGCGATTTCAAGATTTTCTTTGGTTTTGCTTTTGGTATTTGCATCCAGCTTAGCCGATAGCTTTGCTATTGCCATGACTATTTTGTCACTGCCGTTATCAGTGTTGGATTTAGTCGACGGAGTAGAGGACAGGCTCTTTAATGCCGGCACCAACTCCTGCAACTGTCGAACTAGATTGTCAATATCAAATTGATCTGCCATGGTAATATACGCCTATAAATATTGCTAACACCATATTTACCGAAAAGGAATCACATGGATTCAAACCCCTTACAGAAATATTTCCGGCAACCTGCAATTTACGTCCGGTTGCCCAGCCAAGGTAAGTTTTACCCACAAGGCACATTAGACATGCCGCCCAACGGCGAATTACCAGTTTTACCAATGACTACCTTGGACGAAATCACTTATCGCACCCCAGATGCCTTGTTCAATGGCTCTGCTGTGACCAATGTGATTGAAAGCTGTGTGCCCAACATTAAATCTGCATGGGCTATGCCCAGTTTAGATATTGATACTGTACTAGTAGCTATACGTATTGCCACTTACGGACACGAACTGGATGTTTCAACCACTTGCCCGGCTTGCAATACCGAAGCCGATTACGGGGTAGATCTACGTGTGGTAATGGATCAGATATCTGCGCCAGACTACAATAAAACCATGACTATAGGTGATCTGGAAATTTATTTTAAACCCATGACATATCAGCAAATGAACGAAAACAGCATGATTCAGTTCCAAGAACAAAAAATGTTGCAAATGCTAGAAGCTGCCGAAAATGACGAAGACGCTAGGAGACAACAACTAGGCGAAGTTTTAAAGAAAATTACCGAAATAACCACTCAAGCACTGGCACAAAATATTGCCATGATTCGCACACCACAAGCACAAGTAATTGACCCTGTGTATATTGCCGAGTGGTTAAGTGAGAGTGATCGTGCTACCTTTGCCAAAATACGAGATCACATTGTGGCAATCAAACAACAAGGCGAACTTCAACCCTTGGGTGTTCAGTGCGGCAATTGTAATCACGAATACCGCCAGGCATTTACACTAGATATGTCAAATTTTTTCGAAGTCGCCTCCTAATTCTTGACTCGGAAAAAATTGCATTGCAAATCGAGCGCATGGAGAAGGAGGCTGCTTCTATCAAAACAGAAGCTCTCAAGATGTGTTGGTACATGCGTGGCGGAATATCATTTGAAGAAATCATGCACATGAGTAACGCAGAGCGTGACTTGATTGGTACCATAGTAAAAGAAAACTTAGATACTACAAAGAAAACAGGATTAGCATTTTTCTAATGGACATAGAAAAAGTCAAACAAGATATCGAGCATTGGATTGTAAACTTTGTGGAAGTTCCTCATCCGTCGCTAGGCGGATTTCCACCTTGTCCTTATGCACGGTCAGCACGGCTAAAGCAAAGCTACGAAGTTTTCATTGGCAGCGATCCTTACTTTGATCTCAAGAATCGTGCTAGACACGGCATGGGCAACAAGGAAGTAATTGTATATGCTTATGATCCTGTAGAATGGCCACATGAGCTATTTGCTGCCAGTTTAGATCATGCTAACCGAGACTTTTTGTTGGCTGCTGATCTGTTAACACTAGAAGATCACCCCGATGATGTTGAAATAGTCAACGGTATCTGCATGAATCAAGGCACTTATGCACTTGCTTTGGTGCAGAGCCTTAGCGATCTTGATGCCAAAGCAAAGCTTATGGCACGAAAAGGATTTTACGATTCATGGCCAGAAGATTATCTAACAGACTTGTTCCAGCATAGACAGGACCCTCGTTTATGACTTATCAGTTTGCTAGAATCAACTTGGAAAAAACCACTTATCAACCCACTGTGGATTGGTACTATATCACCAAACCCGATGTTGCTGAACTACAAGACATTTACCGAACGTATTGCATCTACAAACACTTTGCCAGTGTGATGCCGTTGTTTGACAGCCAGTTCACAGAACCCGGTATAGACCTTATTGGCTACAGAGATCAGGGAGAACTGGTAGCGTTTTCCATGATGAAACGTTACGATGACAAAAATTTATTAGCCGCACAATTTGCTTGGAACTATCGTAAACCTAAACTACGTTTGGGTATCTCAAGTTTACAAACAGAATGTGCAATCTACAGAGAGCGTGGATTCCAGTACTTGTACCTGGATCAAGCGCACCTGTACAAACAGGACCTTGAAGGTTTTGAAATACTAGGACCACTATAACATGGCAGACATTTACACAATTTGGGCAGACAAAGAAGGCGACATCTCAGACTTAGACTGGGTCAACGGCATGAAAAGTTTCTTTGAACATTTGAAATTTGAAGGCAAGCTGGAAGACTATCGCATCACTAGATGCAAGATGGGATTCCGTTCAATTGCAGACATGCCAGAATGGATGATACTCATGGAGTTCCGGGACATGGCTCAGATGGATCTAGCATTCAAACGTGTTGCACCTCTCGCAGGTGAACTAGAAGCCAAACACAAATCATTCAATCAATTTGTTTCAGGCACAATACAACATGCATTGTTCCGTGATTGGCCTGATACGTTTGTATAATGCAACCCATATGCGTGGTTAGTTCGTCCCCGGTTGGATGCACATTCCTTGACTGGAGTTTGCATTTTCTTTCAGGACAAGATCAATACTACCATGTTGAACAGCAACAGTGGAGGCCTTTGTCACAATCGCCCCTGAGCAAACTCAATGCACACGGGCATGCTAAAAATCACCCCAATGGCTTAGATATCACACGTATTTTTGCCATGTCCATTGAGCTTGAACAACAAAAAGCAGATAACCATGACAAACTGTTTTCATTTTATTCCGCGCCTATGACCATGCGAATAGCATCCAAGAGAGCAGGAGCAAATAGTTTTAATGAGTTTAGTGACCCAACTACATTAGCACGAGCCCAATCTCTTATCAAGCAGGACTTTGTTGATATGATACAGCATTGCTTAGATACCAATATCAATGTAGTGTATGTGCAACCGGATAATACTGCAATAACTGCACAGTGGAGATTCCGCAACGATAATCGATTGTTTAACAATGGGCTAACTGCTACCCCAGACGAACAACAACAAGAATTTCAAAATGCGTTTTTTAGCAAAAGCCAAACTAGCTGGGCAAGTCAAGGATTAACAGAAGTATGGGATCAACGAGAACGCATAGCATTGGATTTTAGGCCGTTTGATACAGACAAGTTTTTGCTTGATCAGGATGTTGGGTTTAATAAACCACACCAACGTATTAGTAGTTTAGATTTGTGGATAAACACAGAGGAAACAACACTAGGGGCGTTGCAACAACTTGGATTACCAATTAACACCCAGAGACGCCAGGCCTGGCAATTGATTGCACAACAATGGCAAAAGATGCATTTGCAAAATATCAAATTCTATCATGAAATTGATCATATAGTAAAAGCCATTGTCAATGGTTGGTATTACAATATAGGCGATCTTGAATTAATACAAGAAGCAATCATACAGCATTGTTTGATTTACAAACACAATCTCAATTTAAAAACGTGGGGATTATCAAAGTTTCCACGCAACACACAAGACTTACATGTGTTATTGGAAGATAACATTCATACAGTACCAGTTATCTATTAAAGATGTACTTCGTACATCTGTTCTTCGCTTACGCTCGAACTGTTTCTTGACTTCAGTATCATCTAGATTCTTTGGTCATACTTGCCCGTTGCCGGGCAAGATCTGACATCATCCGAGTTCGAACAGTCATCTAGTATTAGAGAATTTGTCTTTCTTAGAAGTACAACTGTGAGTGGAATTGTACTTGTTACAAAGACAGCAGAGGCGGTTGTGCGGTACCTCTTATCTCAGCCTTGTCTCACAACGGAGCGCAGTTGATCCCATACTAGCGAAATCACTTGCGGACGGGTTGTATCTATTTCACAGAGCCCGAATCATTTAGCCTAAGTTAGCTTGTCCTTTGACGCCCAAGTCTGAATATGGTATCTCACATATCCTCAATGGGGTTGGGTCATGTCACCCAACACAGTGTCTATTAGAAATTAAATTTTGTTTAAAATGTGACTGCCATGCACACGTACTTGTATGTGGCCGTTGTAATAATCTGTTGACTCTAATACTTTTCTTGCAAATTGTTCACGAGCCTCAATGTAACTACATTCTGACTTGCTTTTGCAATAGTAAAGTATTTCTCTGGAGAAGTTTTCGGTGCCTAATTGTTCAGTGTCTTTGGTTAGCTCAGGGCTTGAGCCCCAATACTCTCGCCAGTCTGAATCGACTTTTGATCGTATTTTCTTTTTCTTCTTCGTGCCGTTCTTTTGTTTTACAGTTTTGTAAGTTGTTTTTGAGAACTTAGCTAGTTTTTTGCCTATGTACTTGCGACCAGATAGATTATTTGTGATTAAGTAAACAAAGCCCACACATTCATCGGGTAGAGTCTCCACTGGGGTGTTTTGAAAATACCATGTCATGCTGTGTGTTTTTGTTTTGCATTGTAGTTATAGTGTAGTTGCCTGTGTGGTAAAATTTACCATTCTGTTGTGTGATCAGCATCAGACAAACGTGCGGGTGTACATTTGGTCTGACATTCTAAGCTGTCGAAGCGCAGAAAATCTGTGCTCCAGAACGGATCTTGTAAAATTTCGTTGAATGTTCGGTGATTGAGATTGAATTGAGATTCTGCCAGTTGATGCCAGTTTGAGTTGTGTTCGTAACGATTGGCAGTCCAACAGCAAGGGTAAAATTCTCCCCGACTGTTTAAAAACACGCCTTTGTTGCCTATCATACAGATGCCCGAATAGTTGCCTAATTGTGTTGCTCGTTTTTGAAATTCAATTCGAAGTTCCTGTCCCGGCCTGACTTTTGAGGTCAAGGCAGTTACCACACGTTCATATCTGTGTGCAGACGCCACTAATGCAGAGTCAGAGGGTTCTAGTAAATCTCTAGTGCCATAGGCACTGGGGTATTTACTACCAAATTTTGTGGATTTTGTTAGCTGAAAACAGTCAAAATTTTGTTCTTTTGCTAGAGTTTTCATGTGCTCTAACTGGTGCTGATTGAAGTTAAATGCAATTGAATCGCACACTCTATAAGTGGCAGAGTTGTGTGTAAAAAATTCCTGTATGCCTTGCTGTATTGATTGCCAGTTGGAATTAACACGGTATTTTTCATTGCTGGCTTGATCCCAGCCATCTAGACTCCAGTGTATTTCGTCTCGATTTGTCAATATGCCTGCTAGTGACTGCCACCACTGTGGCGTTTTATAGCTGCCGTTTGTTATGATCACAAGTTCTATGCTTGGGCTTGTTTGTTTAAGCCACTCGCAAATTTCTAAAAATTCTCGACAGTATATGGGGTCGCCGTCGTTGCCGCAAAATGTAATTTTGCGTATTTGTTGAACAACATCAGCACCCAGTTGATGCTTAAAAAATGCCAAGGATAGTTGTCGATTTAACAAACTTTCAGGAACCTCAGCACGTGGGCACCTGGGGCACTTTAGTGTGCAGATGCTCGATAACTCAACGTGCCAATGGTCCCACTTGATCATGCTAGATCTACATCCGTGTTATAACTTGTAAAGCCGTTTTCTTTGACCACACGTAAAATATTTTCAACTCGTCCAGCAAGCTCGTCTCGATGGCTCACAAGCCAAATAGATTTGTGTCGTTCGCGACTCATTTTCTTTAGCAAGGCCAAGCTGTTCTCAACGCCAGACGCATCCATGCCTGAATCTACCAACTCGTCAATAAACAGCACGTTAATGGGATAATATAAACTTTCCCACACATCACGGAATGCCCATGACATTGACAGGATCAGCCGATTGCGTTCACCACGTGATAAGTTATCAAAATCCAAATCTCGACCCAGTTCACTAATTTCAACCGACAAGTCATTTTGAAATATCACTTGATGTGGCAAACCAATACGATCCAAGTAGTGTGTGAGCCTGTTGTTGAGATAACTTAAATTCTGTTCAATAATTTTCTTGCGAATGAAACTATCTTTGTTGGTCAGCAACTTTAACAAGAAATCTTGATGCTCTTGTGTACGTGTTAGATCGTTTAGTGTGTCATAGCTGACAACTTGCAATGCTTGACCTTGCATGTCTACAATTTGTTCACTGTAGGGATCAGTTTCGGCTTCTCGAGTTGTTAAATCTCTGCGCAAAGTTTCTAGACTGTTGCGGTGATTCAGTGCATCTTCTAAACAGTCATAGAACACAGTGGGTGCAACTCCTAGTGCACCCAATTCAATCAGCACCGCTTCATGTTCGGCTCGTTGCGTGTCGTTGGCCAACAGTTGTAGTGCAGTTTCTTGTAGAGTTTTTTGTCTTTCGGCTTTTACAACATCAAGGCTGTTGTCGTGAATTTCAGTTCCGCATGCAAAACACTTGTGATCGGCCATCTGCTCTAGATCTTTTTTCAACTGTTCGCAAGTTTTGTTTAGCTTGACATCATCAGCGGTAATTTGTCGTATCCACTTGTTGGCATCGTCAATTGATTTTTTCTTGACGTGGAACACTTCTAGATCTCGGTGCGACTGTATTTCGGAATCAATATCAATGTGCTCTAGACTACTGATAGCTGACCTCAATTGATCACAATCTTCGCTTTGTTTCTTGAGCCACATGGTTTGTCGTTTACGCAAACTTTCAATTTGTTCTTCGATGCGTTTGTTGGCTTCTTGTACTGCTCGGATGCGCATTTCTTCTTGTGCAATACTATCCTTTGTGAGCCGGTTGATCTCTTTGATTCGATCAGCACGTTCACTTAACAAAGTAATCCCCAACAACTGCTCAATAATCACACGTTGGTCATTTGCCTTGAGACTTAAAAAAGGTTCAGTATAAGTGTTTAAGGCCAACACATGCTTGAACATGTCGTGTGTCATGCCCAAGGTACGTTCAATTGCATCTTGTGTTTCTCGACTGTCGCCTTGTGCGTCATCAGTTGCAGTTTGTTCTTCACTGTTGACATAAAATTTAAGTACATTGGGTTTGCGTCCACGTTCTACCCTAAACTCGCGACCATTAACAGCAAACTCCAAACTAACCAACATATTTTTGCCATTGGTTTTGTTTATGAGATTGTCTTTTTTGATGTTGGTCAATGCTTGTCCGTACAAGGCATAACTTAGTGCATTGATGATTGTGGTCTTGCCAGTACCATTGCGTGACCCGTCCCCGCCAAGATCGAGATTTTCCCCTAGTACCAAGGTCAAGTCTCGACGATCAAAGTCAATGGCTTGTGTGGCATTGCCTACACTCATGAAGTTTTTAACAGTTAAGTCTCGAATATGGATCATGCAGGTTTATTTGGTAATGATTCTTGGTAATGCTTATACAGCATAGTCTCAACGGCAGCAAGCTCACGCTCAGATCGCCAGGGCAAATTTAAATATGGCATAATGAATTGTTTGATAAAATCATAATGTATCAACGGAATAGGCTGGGTAATCCCCAAATCTAAATCGCTAAATTTGCTGTGGTATCTAAAGTCATGCATTCCTTTGAAAGGAGTGTGCCAACTCCAGTTAATGTCGTTTGCAACATTGTGTTCTAGATACAAACTATCCCATGTTAGCATAAATCGATAATTGACTTGATGTTGGTTAATCAACAGTTTAGCATAGTCAATAAACAATTGCGACCTTAATTGGTGCTGAGACAATGAGATATATGTTCTATGATAATCTTGCACTTTGGTAACTTTTGAACTGCTTGACAACCAAAAATCATGATTTTTTAATTTTACAACATTGTCATGATATACTGGATCACTTGATATAACCTCCTGCCACGCTTGGTTGGATGCATCCAGTACTAGATCCAATCGGTTGGGTATAGTCCACTGTAGCAATACTGCATCCGATGATGCAATATGTTGTTTCAGTACATTGACCAAATACTCGTTACCGGCACCGTATCTAGAAAAGTCACAGACTGTGAGATCATGAGTCATCAACTCGATAATTTTTGGCCACTTATAGTATGTTGGATACCAGTTGGGTACCGCAACACTGTCGCCAAATCCATCTGCTAATGTCAACAAGTTCACTTTATTAAATCTCGTATTTGATCAGTATTGGTAAAAAAATCAGCAAAGTCGTTATGTGGGACTTCAATTTTGTATCGCAACCAAATATAATAATATATCACAGCCTGAGTCCAGATGTCTGTGATGTGTGTTAGATCTTCTGAGTACTTGGTTACTAAAGATGATACAACTCTATCGGCAATCCTAACTGGGTCAAAATATCTAGCATTTGACTTGCGCCAATCAAACCACAGATCATGACAGTGTTCTATTTTTGCAACAGCATTTACTGCACTAAAAAATTCGTCATAGTCATCGTACAGTTCTTCTATATACAATGCATTATCATCTTCGGACTTCCATGCACTCCTGAGGTCATGGTCTCGCAAAAATAAAAAATATTTTTCTCGTTGTGCCCAGGGCATGTTTGTCCCCCAGTCATCAACTGGCAACTGATTCTCAATACTGCTACCCATGGCTTTCTCAATCATGGTACGAGCAACTATTGGCCAACTACGATCAGAATAGCAGATCTTCACAAGAGTTGAATCGGGGAAAGTAAGTTTAAACTGTTCAGACTCGTTGTTGATGCCATTGTCAATTAACACACAATAGTTTTTATCGGCAAGGAATTCAATTCCGCCTGGCCAGCAATCGTGCAAATATTTAGGAACTACTAAATCAAGATTGTGACTGTTTCCGTTGGTGGAGAATGCTAGATGATTTTTTGGTCTAACAAAGCTTTTGCCGTGCAATGTTAATACAGCATTGATAAAGTGGCCGAACCCGCCCGACGGATACCAAACACAATAAATCATAAGCTTTGATAAATTTGCAACAATAGTTTGGGATCGTACATTTTGCTGTCGATTTTGGTGATCTGATCAGTTACAATTTGATCCACTGATTCAAATTTAACTTCGCCAGGCGCCAGATCTTCTTCCAAGGAACTGCGTTTGTTGGGCATCAAGGCCATTTCACGAAGTTTGTATTGCTGTATAAATGTTTCTTTGATGAAGTTGGCTTCTTCGTAACTGATTTCGATATCCAGTTGCACTCGAACATTCATGTTGGGCTTGAGTAATTCACTACCACGATCAATCATGGTACTTAGATCCCATACATTGTACATGGGCTGACCAGGCCAGGCATGGAACTCGGGCTCTTGTCCCCATTCCAGTATCATAACACCTCGGTCACCGTCGCCTGCATCAGCATAGTTGTGTGGAAAGCAGTTGCCAATATAGGTGATATTCTTTTTGGTTTGCCTTTTGTGGAAGTGACCGGAAAACACATGTTCAAAGCCATGAAAGTCTTCTCTGCGTACTTCACCATGATCCGGCATTTCTACCATGGCATTCATCAAATATCCGGGCAGTTCAAAATGCCCAAACATGTACTTGCCTTTTAGTTTGGGGATACGTTTGTGGTCATCGCCGCAGAGCCAAGGAGCAATGACAACATCACCACTAGTAAACCAATCGTTACATATCTGTACGTTGGGGAGATGCTTTGCCCACTCCACGCTTTGTATATCACGCTTATCTCTGTAATACAGATCGTGATTCCCAGGGATAAAATACACAGATGAAAAGTTGTCATTTAAATGTTCCAGTGCTTGAAGGCTGTAGTTTAATGTAACAATGTTGATGTTGGCACGTGTGTTGTGCCAGTCACCCAAAAACATCGCAGTCTCGCACCCCTCTTCTCGAGCTTTGGCAGTGGCCCATTTGACAAAGGTCAAACAGTCATCGTTGTGCAATTGACTGTTTGACTTGAGACCAAAGTGGATGTCGGTAAAGACTGCGGCTTTTTTAAATAGATTACTCATCCCTGTAGTATACTACTCATCGAGGCTAGACACAACCGGACCGGACAATGCAGCCATGTTTTTTCCGGCATTCTGGCGAGTCCAGCTGGGGTTTAGGCCGTTCATTTCCAAAATGTCATCACGGATGTTTTGATTTTTCTTTTCAATGTTTAGGATACGAGTAAAGCTATTAGTGATAGCGGCAGTATAATACGCAAAAGGGTTCTGCGATTTTGACTCGTCAAATTGCAATCCGATTTGACTGAGTTGTAGCAAGGCTTGTCCTCGCATTTCTTCGTTGTAGGTGTATCCACGCCAGTTGCTCCTTGTTGCATATCTCTCGCATAATTTCATAAACATCATGGCCAGCTTGCGAGTCATCTGTCCATGGTCACGACTGTATTCTCCAGTTTCTAAATCACCTTTCCAGTGGCTTTTGCCCACAAGGTACGGTACCTTGTGATCTGTAACACGATAGTGCCAAAACGGAGGAAAGTTTACTCGAACATGTACTGGATCTAAAATAGGTTCATCTATGAGATCTGCTAATGGATCCTCTTCTATGGGCTCGTCAAACACAAGAATTTCTTGAAGCTTTTTCTTTTTTACAGCAGTTTTGGGTACTTTTTTTGGCGCCATGGGGATGTGTTCCCATGTCATGACTCTAAAAACTATATCAGTATTGGGAATATTTTTTTCATTGACTTCGACTCCTGACTCTTTAGTAAGTCTTGCCGCACGATTTCGGCGTGCTTCGGCCACGGTCTTTTGATTTATTTTGCTAACGCTGGGTAAAATAATATCATACTGATGATCTGTTACAGGATCTAGGTAGCTACAATATGCATTTTTACTAAGGTGAATCTCTTTTAAGATATCTCGATTGTTGAGATAGTTGACTTTTGCTGGGGGTTTTGGTAGTAATGACATTTGATGCCGTGTCTCCTAAGTTGTACTTATTGTAGCATAATCGCAACAGTTGTCAACCTTTTTCTTAATATATGCCGTTTATTTTCTAGGTAAATATTACAAAGGTACACAACACATGGGTGACGATTTTTTCAGTAGCTTTAGCTATAGCTATGGCACATACAATTCCAGCACTGGCTTTAACTCAATAGGCGGTTCAGGTTATGCTGGACAAAATGTCACATTTCAAGGCACCACTGCGTCGGGATTTGATGGATTTACGTCAAATCCATTTATTACCAGCTCAACAACATCGGGATTTACCCAAGATCAATCCATTGTGGGCACAGCAAATTACCAAATTGGAGTTGACTATACCAACAATGCTGTCAGCGGATTTGCCAACCCCAATACTGGAGGTGCCCAGTCACTGACCTTGGATAACACGTATTATAACATTCAGGCTGGATCTGACGCATACCTAACAACGCAGTTCAACACCCTGGGCTCTATTGCTGAAATTCAAACATTGACTGCCACAGTGATTGCCAACACACAAGGTGTCGATGACACATATATTATTTCAGACATAGTTGACGACACCATATTGACTAGAGCTGATGATGGAGTTTCGCTTGCTGTGCCGCTATCGGTTAATCAATTTAACGTACAAATCAAAACAGCAGAATCAACCACGGTTGCTGACAGCACTAGTTCGGGGTTGTCAACAACCACACAACAACAACTGGATCTAGCACTGGAGACTGAATTTTCATTCCTTGTAGGTTCTTTTCCTAACTTGGCCACTGCCGCTGGACGTATCCTAGCAATTCAAAATGCAAACCAGGCAGGTAATCTACTAGAAGCTGATGGAAACGGATTTACACTAACCACTCAAGAGCGTAGAGAATTAGAAAAGGTTGTTGATTTTGGACTGAATGTTGCAATTACCACAAGAGATACCCTGAATCAAGCACAGGATGTAATTGATAGTGTGAGAAATATATCAATTAGTGATTCAGGCTTGTTGACATTTACAGAAGCCAAGAAAGCATTGATCAACGATTTTTATGATGGACTTACTGTAGAACAAAAATCCATAATAAACAACTCTGGAATAGGAACGACATTTAATAATCTCATAGGTGATGTTAACAATTCTGGACAATCAATTATAGGAATATCAAACCTAGGTCTAGTACCTTACACTGTGGCCAACGACACATTGGGATTAGACACCACGCAACGTATCACTGATGCCCTGGTTGCACAATACATCAGTCAAAATGGCAGCATAACCGAAGAACAAATTCAAGCCATTGAAACTTTGGTACTGACACAAAACGCAATCAACACACAAGATCTTGTGGCGGGCAACATTGGTGTAGCAGAGACAGAAATAAACATTAACTTAATCAGGAAGGTCAGCACTGATGCAGTAACAGATACGACCTTGCCCGATGCAAATCAGGGCGACATTGCGATTCAAACTGTGGAAGTTACAGCTAACACCAGCGTTTCAAAAGCCATTAGAGCGTCACTGGGACTAGACTATCAGGGACCCATTGTTGAAAAGTTAATTGACAAAGCTATCAATCTAGCATTGAATCAAATACCCGGATATAGCGAGATTAACAGTGTAATTGGTACAGCAAACAAAATTGTAAAAATTGGCGATATTGCAACCAATGTTGACTTGTCGCCAGCAGAGACCGCACTAGCCCTGGCAAAACTTTTTGTACCACAAATAAATTTAGTTGTTACTGGCTATAATCTTGTTACTGGCGGAGGAGCTGGTGGTGGTGGTGGAGTTGAAGCTCTTGAACCTATCCCAGTAAGCATCACAGACCCACAAGCCGGTGGCGGTGGTGAAGAAGAAATACCACCAGGTGACATTGATTATGGGCCAGTGGCAGTCAGTACTGAAGCTGATCCACTGGCTGCTACTACCACTGCAACAACTGCAGAAACTGATACAGCGGCTTTCCAGGATGCTAATTTAACATCAATAAAATCTATAGGTACTTTTGTTGCTGTGTACAATGTGGAAACTGGCACATACGATGTTTATGATCTTAGCACCAATGAAGTAGTTGCATCGGGATTTACGCAAGCGCAAGCAACTGAATACGCTGACGCATTAAACGTTGGCGATGAGTATGAGGCATTACTGGTACAAACTAGAGCAGATGCAGAAGCAAGACTCAACGAAACTCCAGCCGATGTAACTTCGGCACAAGATCCTAGCTTGTACCCACATGGTTTGCCTTATGACGATGACGGCAACTTGATGCCTGGTTGGGCGCTAGACGAAAACAACAATCCGGTGTGGGTTGGTGGTGATTACGTTGAGCCCGCAACAGCACAATCAGCAGCCAATAGTTTCTCATTAGCGTCTCAAATACAAACTCTAAAGAATAATGCTAATGCACAAGCTACTCGAGAAGTTCAACGAGGGCAGGCAGCGCAAGGCGACTGGCGAGTAAAACTGCGTCTAGCTGAAGGTGCAGATTATTTGTACCGCGACCCAAAAATTAACGAAACTGGTCTATTGTGGCCATTGTATATTACTAATGGTGTGGTATTTCCGTACACGCCTACCATCAACACAGTTTATGCTGCCAACTACAGCAGTTATGATTTAACACATTCAAATTATCGAGGATATTTTTATCAAAACAGTTACGTTGATGAAATTAACATTACTGCTACGTTCACTGCGCAAGACACTAGCGAAGCCAATTATTTGTTGGCAGTAATACACTTTTTCCGATCAGCTACAAAAATGTTTTATGGGCAAGACGCCAATCGAGGACAGCCACCGCCCTTGGTGTTTTTGCAAGGACTTGGAGAATTCCAATTCAATTTGCACCCATGCGTGATACGTAGTTTTAACTACAATTTGCCAGGTGATGTTGATTATATTCGAGCCAGAGTGGCCAATGTTAATGGAACTAATTTGCTATCTCGTCGAGATCGTGCTTCAACCCCGTCTGGAACTAGTTGGCTCAGCAATATTCGTCTTGGTGCGGCCGGGCTCAATCTTGGCGGCTTAACGCCACCGCCAGCGCCACCTACTCTAGGAACTACTAGCCCCACGTATGTTCCAACTAAATTAGATGCAACCATAACATTATTGCCGATTCAAACTCGCAATCAGGTCAGCAAACAATTCAGTCTTAAACAATACGCAAATGGTGACTTACTCAAAGGAGGATTCTGGTAATGTCTAATTATACTAGCACCAGTCCTTATTTTACTACTCAATACACTCAATTTTATCTTGACGTAATGACCAACCGGCCAATCCCAAGAGAGAGTGATGATGTATATTTTAAATTAAATCAAACATATCAGTATAGACCTGACTTGTTGGCCTTTGACCTTTACCAGCAACCCGGACTTTGGTGGGTATTTTATCAACGCAACCCTAACACATTAACAGCACCGCCCTGGGATTTTGAAGCTGGGGTTCAGATTTATTTGCCTAAAATCAGTACGTTGCGCACCGCCCTAGGGTTTTAATAGATGGCAACCATTCAAAGTCTAGAAGCAGAACGCCAACTGTTGTTGAGTCGCCGAGAAGTCCTGGCAGCGCGATACCAATCTGGCGACGAATCAGTATTACCGGCTATTCAACAAATTAACGAGCAGTTGAGAGCAGTTGTACTCGCAATAGAAGAACTGCAAAGCGCAGGGCCTGTGGTCAGCACTGGACAAACTGTTGCACTGGCACAGGCAGCTCGAGATGATGGTGCCAATACACAAAACCCACAACCCACTCCCGAAAATGCAACCGGCAATGCTACTACAACGCCAACGAATGCTCAAAAATTTGAACCAAATTTAACTGTTGGCACAGACGGCCGCATACGCACCGGTAGTCAAACACAAGCTGTGCCCTCACCAACTGCAGCCAGTCCAATTCCGGCATTAGAAAACAGAAATGGACAGTTTAGTAATGAGATGGAATCTCAAAACGAAGTATTCACTGCTCCAAACACAATTGGGGTTGCAACTGCCAGTGACGACGGAACCACAGAAGGTATTATAAATGCTGGCGCAATTCCTGGAGCCACTACAAATGCTACTCCCGGCGGCAGTAACTCTATTGTTACTCTTGCTAACAATACTGCCCGCCCGATTATACCACAGCCCAATGTATTGGACAGTTTAGCAAATTACACTTATACTGTTAGTATCTATCTCATGAGCCCCGAAGACTATCAACGTTTAATGACTTCAGGGAAAAAATTTATACCTGGCTATCAACTGTTGATGCAAAGTGCAGGTGCTCCACAACAATCAGGAATACAAGCTCAAAGTTTTGGTGATGAAGAGCCTGGCGGAGTTAGTATAACACAAGGAAGAAATCAATTCTTTCCTTTAGACTATTACCTCGACGACCTAGAAGTCAAGAGTATAATTGCAGGCAAAGGCACAGGTGGTGCACACAATGTAGCTGAGTTAAAGTTCAGAATAATTGAACCAAACGGCATAACCCTATTGAACAATCTGTATAAAGCAACTGATCAATACATCAATCGTGGCGGAGGTGCCAGTAAAACTACAGCCAATGGCAACTATTCTGCACAAAACTATCTTATGGTAATACGTTTTTATGGGTATGACTCACAGGGCAATGCTGTAATTACCCCATCAACTGCTGACCCTGACGGTCGCAGTGATAGCCGCGCCATAATAGAAAAGTTTATACCATTTCAATTCACAGCAATTAAATTCCGCATAGCCAACAAACTTACGGAGTATCAATGTGAAGCAGTGTGTCCCCAAAACGTAATTGGCACTGGCCAAGGCCGCGGCGTAATTCCTTACAACATTGAAATTACTGGAACAACGTTGCAAAACTTGTTTAATGGAAACATTGTTTTCAGCAAGCCTGGTGCAAGCACAGCACCGGACAAGGCCACGGCAGCACCTAATCCAACACTCAATAGCGGATTAACACAGGCGCTTAATTTGTTTCAAGCAGAACAAGTTACCAGCGGCACATACGACATTGCAGATCGATACAAAGTGGTTATCAGCCATCCTGAAATTGCCAACGCCAGTATTGTGCCACCTGGTGCAACCAACAGGTTAAACACCCCTTTGGTTAATGCCACAACCGCGGCACAAGCCAAGGATGGCAATAAACAAAGTGTACAAAATAATGCCAAAACATTCAGTGCCACTGCTGGCATGAGCATAGTGCAATTTTTAGAAATGGCTGTGCGTAGTAGTGATTATATTTTTAAGCAACAGACAAAAATAAAAACAACAGACCAATTTGGTAAAGAAGTAGATATTCCAACTGGTACTGCTGGGCAAGCATTTGCCTGGTATCGAATTGGAGTTGAATCAAAACCCATTGGCACAAAACAAGACCCCAAGCGAAATGATTTTGCTTATGAAATTACATATGAAATTGCACCTTACGGAATCAACGATATCAAGAGTGAGTATTTCCCCAAAGGCAAATTTCGCGGTGCTCAAAAAAAATACAACTACTGGTTTACAGGCGAAAACACTTCGGTGATAAACTTTGAGCAAGACTTTAACTATTTGTATTACGTCACTGTCAACAGTAGACAAAATCCCAAGTCCACAAGTGACTATCGGCAGACGGAATACTATCATGAACAAGAGAAACGAGTGTTTTCACCAAGTAGTGGAGCCAGTGCTCAAGGCACAGACGGCCCTGAAATTGAACCCAGCGCCAACGCCGCTGACTATCTGTACAGCCCTGGTGATCAAGGCAGAATAAAACTTACCATTGTGGGCGACCCTTCTTGGATACAACAAGGAGAAATATGGAAAGGTGTGCGCAGTACCAAGGCCACAGACTCAAATCAAACTGATGTTTATTTTGATGCGTTTTTAAAAGACGGTACCATAAACTTTGATGCACGGGAAGCCTTGTTTGAACTCACATTCAACAAACCAGCTGATTACAATTTACAAACTGGAGTGATGCAAGTTACTGGTGCAAATGTTACCACACAAACATACATTTACAAAGCTACTACTGTGATGAGCAATTTTAGGCAAGGCAAATTTACTCAAGATCTTGAAGGTGTGTTATTGATATTTCCAGATGCATCGGCAGCCAAAGCAGCCGCAGCCACTTCAGGAAGCGCATCAACTACTGCTACTGAAACCAATCAGTCAGCGGCCGAGACTGCACGCCTGGAAAGATTAAATGCAGCCGCGGCACAAAGCGGATTAAAAACTGGAACTCCGGTTGCTACTACATCTGTAACAGGTACCCAACCAACCAGTTCGTTGGCTAAAGGTACCAATCAACTATTAAATCCTGTAACACCCCCAACAGTGACAGATTCCCAATTGATAGGAACACCAGCATACAATCAAGCCAGACGAAACGGCAGTACTCCACAAGAGGCATTGGCCATTGCAAGATCAGCATCAGCATCGGGTACCAACAATTATGCAGGCACAGCATTACCTGGCATTAGAACCAATGCCAACACAGGTATAGTAAAAGACGACAGCGGCGTAGGCCAATAAACAAAAGAGAGATGATAGATGGATAATATTCAACGCAGTAAAGGTCGTAGCACAAATTACAAATTTGATCGTGGCGGCATGCCTACGGAATTTGGCCCGTTTATTGGAGTTGTTAAAAATAATATTGATGCGGCACGTAGCGGTAGGCTACAAGTTTACATTGAACAATTTGCAGGCAAAAACCCGAACGATAAAAATTTATGGCGTACGGTGATGTACGTTCCACCATTCTACGGGGTTACTCCTAGAAACAACGCCACCACTAGTGCAGGAGCCGGCAATTATAAAGGCAATCAGCAAAGTTATGGCATGTGGTTTACCCCTCCTGACATTGGAGTCAAAGTCATTTGCTTTTTTGTAGAAGGTGATCCCAATCAAGGCTATTACATTGGATGTGTCCCCGAGCCCGGTGTGTCACACATGATCCCTGCTGTGGGTGCCACAAGCAAATACGTGGCCAAGAACGCACAACAAACTGCTGAAATTGCTGCCTCCGGCGGCACACAGATGCCTGTTGTAGAAATCAATAACGAAAATCCTGCCACTTACGAAAACCCTAGATTTGTTTCGCAACCAAAACCCATACACGATTATGTGTATGCCATCATGTATAACCAAGGTTTGTTGGGCGATAACATACGTGGCCCTATATCATCTAGCTCACAACGTGAAAGTCCTAGTTCAGTATTTGGTATGAGCACACCCGGCCGCCCAATTTATCAAGGCGGGTTAACCGAAAAAGACATCAAAGAAAAACTAGATGCAGGCACAGTTAAGTTATCCGACATCAAAGTAGAAGGACGTCGCGGTGGTCATAGTATTGTCATGGATGACGGAGACTTGAGAGGCCGAGACGATCTTATACGTATTCGAACAGCCAAAGGACACCAAATTACCATGAGTGATGAGGCTGACTGTTTTTACTTTGTTACAGCCAATGGTCAAACCTGGATTGAACTAGGCAGTGAAGGCACGGTGGATGTTTTTAGTACCAACAGCGTGAATGTGCGAAGTTTGGGAGAGATCAATCTTCAAGCGGATAAAAATATCAATATCAATGCCGGTGAAAATCTAAATATACGAGCCAAAAATATACAAATTGAAAGTCAGGAAACTACAAAAATCAGTAGTTCCAAAGATTTTACTTTGTATAGCAAAACCAAATTGGGGTTGTTAAGTGATGGCACACTTGCTTTACAAAGCAATAGTGGAGGATGGAAAACATCAGGTGGGCTCGGCTTCAAGGCCAGCCGAATTGATCTTAACGGTGGTCCAGCACCAGACTCAGTTGATGCGCCCAAGCCTATACAGGCCTACAAACTGGATGATACCAAGTTGGTAGCTGGTAAAGGTTGGCAAGTTGAATCAGGCACATTGGATACAATCGTGCCTCGAGCACCTACACATGAACCATATCCTTATCACAACAAAGGAGTTGCAATACAAGTCGACGTGTCTGCACAATCATCAACAGCGCCAACACCAGCAGTACAAAGTACATTGACTTCAGTTGCTGCCTTGCCAGTAACAACACCTTCTGCAGCCACTGGATTGGTCAACACAGCCACAGCGTCTGTCACAAACGTACAAGCCGCATTAACAACTGCTACTGGTAGCCCACCCGGGGTCGCTGCCGGCATCAATGCCGCGGCAGTACTAGCAACACCAATTGCAGATGTCAAAATTGGCAGCCTAAGCACAGCTCAGGTCACTGGGTTGTTGGCACAAACAAAATCGGCCGTGGGGCAAGCATCGGGCGTTATATCAGTTGACAAAGGTATTGGACAATTTGGCCTCAGTGCTGACAAATTGGAAGCTGCTGGATTGTTAAAACAAGGCACAGTATCTGCAATGAAGGCGGGTCCTGCACCAATACCAACAGCCGCTGACATAGCGTTGGCACAAAAAATTGTGTCACAAGGTGGCTCTATGACACCACAACAGGTAGCAATGGGCAACAAGATTAATGCAATGCTTGCATCGCCCACAGTATGGACCGGACAAAGTGGGTGTTATGGCCTAACATCATTGTTGGGCAATGACAAATTACAAAGCAATGTACAACAAAACTTGATGGTGTCCAGCCTGGCAGGCCTAAAATCATCTGGTATAGCAACAGGAACAGAATCGCCACAACAATTTAGCGGGTTGTTGCAGGCTGCAACAAACATAGGTGTTGGCCCATTGGCTACTGTTGTTAAAGGTATAGCATCAGCTGACGTTAAATCAGCTGTATCGGCTACAATAAAAGGCGCTCAGTTTGCTACAAAATTTGTTGATGATAAAATTGGACAGTTTGCTGGGTTTGCTAAAACAGCAACATCTGCCACAAACACAGTGGATCGAACCGTGCTAGATCAACAAGTTAAAAATTCTCTTGGTGATACCAAAATACCTGTACCAGAATTTAAACCAGTAGTGCGAGTATCTGACAGTCCGTCTTCACTAGATGCCCCAAGACAACAACTTTCCACAGCATTTGACAAAGCCAATGTATGGCTTGCTGAAATTCAAACAGCAGAAGAAGCCATCTATCGACAGTATGTTATACTAGACAATAAAGCAGTGGTAACTCAAGCAGAAATTGATGCTATAGCATCACAAGCATCATCTGCATTGACCAAGTATGATAGAGAAAAATCAACTTATGTTGCTCCGTTAACTACTCTAGCGACCACTGTTCCGGCTGATTTAACCGAAGAAGCACAGACTTATGTTGACACACTAAATCGTTATATTCGATTGGTATTGGGCATAGCAGAAGCTATTAAATTGCTCAAAGCTTCACTGGAACTACGTGCTAAGAATTCCGTATAAATATTATCATGCCAACATTTATCGGATATAACACCATTAATCAGTACAAAAAATTTACACTAACTGATTTTGAGTTAGTTAAGAGAGACCTGTCCAACGCCCTTAACATACAACAAGGCGAGCTCCCCGGTCGCCCTGGATATGGCACCACTATTTGGAGCTATGTGTTTGAAAGCCAAACCCCAGACACAGTGGCATCAATCCTGGCAGAGATACAGCGTGTAGCCGGAGGTGACCCAAGAATTTACATTTCAAGTTCAGAAGTATACCCACAAGAAAATGGCATGCTAATAGAAGTACAAGTACAAATGGTGTCAAGCTCTACTGCTGAACGCTTGAGTATATTTTTCGATCAAGAGAGTCGCCGAGCAAGCTTTATCTAAAACGGCGCACTTTATTTGAATGGTAAATACTCAAACAGTGAGTAGACATGGCAAAAACAGCAAGACAAACAGCAATTTTTGGTGTAGAGGATTGGCAAAGACTCTACCAAACCTATCGCGAAGCCGATTTTCAAAGTTATGACTTTGAAACATTACGCAAGAGTTTCGTAGATTATCTGCGTCTCTACTATCCTGAAACATTTAACGATTACATTGAATCAAGTGAATTCATTGCCTTGCTTGACGTCATGGCATTTATGGGTCAAGCTCTGGCCTTCCGCAATGATCTTAATTCTCGAGAAAACTTTTTAGACACAGCCGAAAGACGCGACAGCGTGGTTCGTTTGGCAAATTTAGTTAGCTATACTCCAAAGCGTAACACAGCGGCTCAGGGATTTATTAAAGTAGTGTCTGTATCTACCACTGAAAGTGTTCAAGATTACAATGGTATTAATCTTGCCAACTCTACAATTGACTGGGATGATCCTACCAATCCCAGTTGGTTTGAACAATTTACTACTATCATTAATGCTGCCTTGGTTGACAGTCAAAAGTTTGGCCGCCCTGGCAACAGCAAAACTATCCTTGGTGTGGGCACAGCTGACTATACTATCAATCTCATACCTGGGTTTTTACCTATAGTTCCTTACACTTCTACTGTCGATGGCATCAACATGCCATTTGAGATTGTAAGCTCAACAACACTGGGTCGTGATTATGTTTATGAACCTGCTCCACGACCTGGCAGTGCGTTTAACATCATGTATCGTAATGATGGCGAAGGGTTTGGCAGCAACAATACAGGATTTTTCTTTTTGTTCAAGCAAGGTGTACTGCAAGACCAAGACTTTAACTTGGCTGAAGCAATCCCCAATCAAACTGTAAACATCAACATTGAAGGTTGTAACGAAGAAGATCATTGGTTGTACAAACTTGATGAGCTAGGCAGTGTTGCTACTCAGTGGCAATATGTAGAAAATATTTTTGCTGGTGCAGTTGAGCAGTTGGCGCCTAATCAACGCACACTATACTCTATTACTAGTAGAGCAAACGATCAAATTACCTTGACATTTGGAGATGGTATATTTTCCAGTGTACCAGTTGGCACATTCCGAACTTATGTTCGAGCATCTAATGGACTTGATTATGTTATCAATCCTGAAGAAATGCAAAATATCACAGTGCCTATTAGCTATACAAGCCGAAGTGGGCGCATTGAAACATTGACTTTTATTTGTAGTGTTACTACTCCAGTTACCAACGCACAAGCACGAGAAAGCATTGCTGAAATCAAGCAACGTGCCCCGGCAAGGTACTACACACAAAATCGCATGGTCAACGGTGAAGATTATAATAATTTTCCGTTTACCAAGTTTAATTCTATTATCAAATCCAAGGCAGTGGCACGTAGCGTAATTGGCACCAGCCGATATATTGATCTTACTGATGTAACTGGCAAATACTCAAGCACTAATATTTTTGCAAGCGATGGCGCAATCTATCGCGAAAACGTGTTTCCTAGTTTTGAATTTGACTGGGTCACTAGCAATGATATCGTAGACGTTATCCTCAATAGTGTAGAACCACTAGTTGGTAGTCGAAGCATGTTGCAATTCTATTACGATAACTATCCTCGCCCATCACTTACAGTATTAAACGCTGGGTGGAGCCAGGCCACTAATTTAGTTAACGAAACTACAGGATACTTCTACCAAAACAATGCATCATCTCCGTTGCCAATTGGATCATATACTAACAACAATGCTCAGTACGTTACTGTGGGCAGTTTAGTAAAATTTATTAGCCCACCTGGCTACTTCTTTGATGCTAACAATCGTCTCAAGGCAGGTACACCAGTACGTGCAGATGAAAAAACAGTAATTTGGGCCACGGTAACTGCTGTAGTACTTGAAGGTACATCCCAGGGTGTTGGTAATTTACCCAACGGTGTTGGGCCTGTTACCCTTAACAATTTTGTGCCAACCGGAGCATTAGCTGATGTTGTGATACCCAAACTCATCAGTGACTTGCCACAATCCCTTGAGCAGGCCATGGTTCAGCAAGCTGAACTTTATCGAGATTTTGGTATTGGTTATAATAATCTCACATCAACTTGGTATCTTATTACCAGTACTAACTTGGCACAAGATGCGCCGTTTAGCCGTGCCTATGCACAAACTACATCGGGTACAAATCAAGATGCATCTTGGTTGGTACAGTTTATCACAAACGGCCAAAACTATGTTGTTACGTCTCGTGGTCTTGATTATAAATTTGGTAGTGTATTACAAACCCGTTTCTTCTACAGCGGAGAAGAAGTAGTTTACGATAGTAAAACAGGGCAAGTGGTTAACGATTTTATTAAAGTTTTAAAAACAAACGCAAGACCTGACAGCAATCTGCCTTTGCCCAGCGACATATTAACCGATATCATTGGGCAACCTATCCAGGGTGACGGGTTTGTTAATGACTATGAAGTTATTGTAAGTTTTGCAGACTCAGATGGCGATGGTCAAGCTGATGATCCTGACTTCTTTAGAGTCATTGTTGGGCCAATACCAACAACCCCTAGTGCATCATCACCATATGTGTTTTTCAAACAAGAAACCGACTTTGATAATTTAGAGCGTTATCTATTGGTGGAGCCAGGTACAGTTAATGCAACTCTAGCTACATTAGATGATATTGAATTAGTAAAATCAGAATACATTGATGGACAAGTTTTTTATGCATACCAGTCTGGCTATTTCTATGAATTGGTGGTCACAGTAGTCAACGGCACTGTGTTGCGCAACTTAGTAATACGTACAGATTACCAAGTCAAAGTTGGACGTGGCTCACTGGGATTCCAATATCGACACAATAGTGCTCTTACAAATGTAATTGATCCTGGAGCAACGAATATCATTGACTTGTATCTAGTGACCAACAGTTACTATACTGCGTATCAAGATTACATTAAAGACACAACTGGTACTGTGGCCGAGCCAGCCCCTCCGACTATATCAGAACTCAGCACCGCATACTCTCAACTTAACGATTATAAAATGGTTAGTGATAACATTGTCATGAACTCAGTTGTGTTTAAACCACTGTTTGGCGCCAAGGCTCCATCAGCACTGCAAGCCACAATCAAGGTTGTGCGAGCACCGAACACAGTAGCATCAGACAGCGAGATCAAAAGCCAAATGATAGCTAAAATTAATGATTATTTTACAATTGATAAGTGGGACTTTGGTACTAACTTTTTCTTCTCTGAGTTGGCAGCTTACTTGCACCAACAACTGGGATCTATTGTGAGTTCTGTGGTACTTGTTCCATTGAACCCGCTAAAATCTTTTGGCGACTTATACGAAATACGGTCAGCGCCAAATGAAATATTTGTTAGTGCCGCTACAGTAGCAGATATTGAAGTTATAGATGCGCTGACACAAAGTAATATTCGCAGTCAAACATCTGTGTCAGGGCTTTACCCTGTTACAAGTATTGGAGCCACTGGTTCCACTATCGGACAAACCGGTATTGCACCTTTGACTACAAGCGGGAGTAGCACTTAATGGCATTGAATAGAACCGTAAATTTATTACCTGAAATTTTTCGTACTGATACTAATCGCAAATTTTTAGCGGCAACATTAGATCAACTTACTCAGGAACCCAATCTTAAAAAGACACAAGGTTATGTGGGCCGCAGGGTCGGACCAGGCGTTAACCCAGCTGATAATTATGTAGTAGAGTCAACTGCTGTACGAACCGACTATCAACTTGAGCCGGGTGTGGTATTTTTAAAACCCAACACAGGCACAGCCGAAGATGCAATCACGTATCCTGGCATGATTGATTCTTTGGCATTGCAAAACGCCAAGACAAACAAACAAGATCGATTGTGGGAAAGCGAATATTATTCCTGGGACCCATTTTGCGATCTAGATAAGTTTACCAACTATAGCCAGTACTATTGGTTGCCTGGCGGCCCTGACTCAGTCAATGTATCTTCAACAGACATTCCGTTGACTGATGATTTTGTAGTCACTCGCAACGTACTTGATTACACTTTTTCTGGCGTACCGGGCAAGAACCCCATAGTATATTTGGCACGTGGCGGTACTTATAATTTTACTACCAACCAAGCCGGCTATGCATTTTGGATACAGTCAGCTCCGGGTATTACCGGCACACTGCCACCTACTCCCAACATCAGCAGTAGAGCTGTATTGGGTGTGGTTAACAATGGTTCAGAGACTGGAGTCACTACATTTTATGTGCCCGCAAAAACTGCACAAGATTTTTATTATACGTTACCTACTCTAACATCAGTTGACTTAGTTTCTGATCTTCAATTCAGTCAAATCAACAACATTCGATTGTCTGCATTTTTAGAACAATACCCCACTGGCATTGACGGAGAGTCTCAGCTTGATGGCAAGACTTTGATTTTTAGTAATACTATTCAAGATGCAGCTCAGGGTGGCTGGCAAATTATCACTGATAGCAGTGTCACCAACATTACCTCACAAAGCCAACGCTATAGCGTGTGGACAGTTAGATATGTGTATGATAGCGGACTTGATCCCTTGATTACTTTGTCTAGTACTGCCACGGTACCAAACCTCACTAAGTTTAGCATACTATACGGAGCCACATATAGTGTTACTCAGTGGTATAAAGATTCATCAGGTTATTTTGAGCAAGTTCCTTTGCTAAGTGCTGTTCAAGATGTGCTGTATTACCAAGACGGTTCTAATCCAGAGATTCGCGGAGAAATTCGATTAATTGATTTTCAAAATGTAGAACCAATTGACATTAATGACATAGTCGGTGCAAAAAATTACACATCTCCAAACGGGGTCGTGTTCACTAACGGACTCAAGGTTCAATTCCGTGGGCCGACTGTGCCAGCCCAATTTGAAAATCTTGAATACTATGTTGAAGGTGTAGGCACAGGCCCCGGCGGACAGTACCGTGTAGGATTTATTGACGGTGAAGCATACTTTGGGATGTACCATTTGGTTAACAATCAAAAGGTAACTGGGACAGCATCTGACACTACATTCCAACAATACATTTACGATACAGTTGAGGAAAGCCTTGCCAACATAGGCGCCGGAACACCCTTGGGAGCACCACTTCCACAAGTATCAGTGCCTGGAGCAGATCTCGGCAACGGCATTAGACTAGTACCAGTGGACAGTCTTGTTACACCTGAGACGTACACCAAAAATGAATTAATACCATATGACAGTTTGGCATATGATGTGGGCCCGTATGACGATAGTTTAAATTCTCCATTGATACAAGATTATATCACTCAAAATCGTTCTAGCAGTGATAGAAACGCCTGGAGTCGTAGTAATCGCTGGTTCCATATTGATGTTATTAATTACACGTCTGAGCTTAACAACATTACTCCGGTAATAAACAATGCTCAGCGAGCAAGTCGACCTATTATTGAATTTCGTGCCAATCTAAGACTTTGGAACATGGGCACATTGGCCAAAGACCCTGTTAATATTATTGACTTTACTGAAACAGATGCCCTTAGTAATATCAATGGTCAAACTGGGTATGGCATTGATGGATATACATTTTTAAGCGGCACTCGAGTTATTTTTGCTGCCGACCTAGATGCCCAGGTTAGAAATCGCATATATGAAGTAACATTCATTGATCCTGACAACAGCGGCAAGTTGATAATTGATCTTGTACCGGCGTATGATAGTGATTTACAATTGTCACAAACAGTGGTATGTCTAAACGGGGCAACTTTGCAAGGTATATCATTTTGGTTTGATGGTGTAACATGGCAACGAGCGCAAGAAAAAACCAATGTCAACCAACCGCCTTTGTTTGATGTGTACGACATTCAAGGACGAAGTTTTGGTGATAGAACAGCCTACCCAAGTAGTTCATTTGAAGGTTGTCGATTGTTTGGTTATGCAGAGGGCATGACCTCAACAGTCGACGCGGTGTTGGGGCTGTCGTTGAAATATCTCAACATCAACAACGTAGGTGATATTGTATTCCAAAATTATTTGTACTCAGATAATTTTATCTATGTTACTAATAATATCAGTACCGAGGTTCCAGTAAGCACAGGGTTTGTACGACAATACATTGATCGAGTTACATTTAGCAACCAAATTGGTTGGCAAACTGCCGCCGCAACCAGCCGCAGCCGTCAAGTGTTTAGATTTGTTGCCAATGGTTCTCCGTTGGTGCTTGACGTGCCAGTTGACCAAGCACAATTACTTCCTGCAGTACAAGTCTTTATTGGCAGTTCATTTATTGACCCAGGACAATACTCTGTTGTAGTGTTGGGCAACAACACAACAATCACATTTAGTACACAGCCTGTTGTGGGATCAATAATTGAAGTTTTGGCCACATCAAACCAAGCAAGCTCAGTTGCATTTTACGAAATTCCTATTAATCTTGAAAACAATGCACAAAATGGAAACAGTACTAGTTTTACACTTGGTACAATTCGTACACACTATGAAACAATTGCACAGAACTTAAAACTTTTAACTGGTCCTATCAACGGGGCTAATAACTCTCGTGACCTTGGAGATATAATTCCATACGGCACAAATATTATTCAAAATTCATCTCCATTGTTGTTGGCTGGTGTATTTTTGCGTAGACAACAATATGAGTTGTTTAACTCTTTGAACTTTAACAGTCAAGAATATACCAAATACAAAGCATTGCTCTTGGACTTGGCAGCACGGGGTAATTTTATTAACTCGACACCTACACAAGTACTAGACACTATCACCCAGGAAATAGCACTCACACGTAACGAATCATTCCCATTCTTCTGGACTGATATGTTGCCCGCAGGCGAAACCTACACAGATCTAAGTTATACAGTTACTCCAATTACAACAGGAACATTTGATACCACCGCAGTTTATGATCTAACATCATCAAACTATCAAGCAGTACTGGTATACTTAAACGGAAATATTTTAACTCTAAATCGCGACTACACAGTGCCAGTTGACACAGCAACAGTGTTTGTGTCAGTTCCGTTAGCAGTAGGCGATGTAGTTACTATTCGTGAATATGCTACCACTTACGGAAGTTTTGTTCCTAATACTCCCACCAAAATGGGATTGTACCCAGCTTGGCAACCCAAGATGTATCTTGACGAAACATACCTTACTCCCACAATGGTTATTCAAGGCCACGATGGTAGTATCACAGTTGCATTTGATGATGTTCGAGATGCGGTGTTGTTAGAGTTTGAAACTCGAATATACAACAATCTCAAAATACACAGTCGTATACCTCTTACTGTAGCTGATGTTGTACCTGGCCAGTTCCGTGACACAAACTATACGCTGACAGAAATCAACAATATTTTAACCCCGGACTTTTTGAGCTGGATTGGGTGGAACAAACTTGATTATGTGGCACAAGACTATGTGGCGGGTAACCCTTTTACATACAACTACAGTCAAAGCGGCAATAAATTAAACCAGCAACCACTACTGGGCGCCTGGCGCGGTATCTATAACTATTTTTATGATACCATGACACCAAACACAACCCCTTGGGAAATGTTGGGGTTCACTGAAGAGCCGGACTGGTGGCAAGACTATTATGGTCCAGCACCATATACATCTGGTAACTTGGTGTTGTGGCAAGACCTTGAAGCAGGGTTTATTGCAGATCCAAACAATCCACGATTTGCTCCCGAGTATGCAAGACCAGGATTGACACAGGTAATTCCTAGTGGGTCACAAGGAGAACTATTACCGCCTACTGAATCAGTTGTGGGCAACTATGATACCACAAGCTTCCGACGTAGTTGGGTGTTTGGTGACGACGGCCCTGTTGAAAGTACCTGGAAGACTAGCAGTGCTTGGCCATTCTCTGTGATGCGGTTATTGGCATTGACCAAACCTGCAGAATTTTTCAGCTTGTTTGTTGATCGAGATCGTTATGTGTATGATACAACACTAAATCAATATTTGTGGGATCAACGCTATCGTTTAACTCCAGAAAACATTGCCCCTCTTAACGGGTCAAAAGTAAGTCGTGCCAGTTACATGAACTGGATCATTGATTATAATAGACAGCGTGGTGTTGACAGTTCTGTTGATCTTGCGGTGCAACTAAATGCGCTGGATGTAAGGCTGTGTTGGCGCATGTCGGCATTCTCAGACAAGCGATACCTTAAAATTTACACTGAACGCAGTACATTGGGCGGCACCAACGCTAGCTTGTTGTTGCCAGACGAAAGTTATCAATTACTGTTATATCAAAATCCTCCATTTAACAAGATAACTTACAGTTCAGTTGTCGTGCAAGTAGTCGACGGAGGCTGGGCGGTGTACGGGTATAATAATTCAGCCGCCTACTTTGAAATTTTAGCATCAAAACCCAATGGTCTTTCTGTTACAATTAGTGCAGGCGGAAGTGCTGAACGTGTTCCTGTAGAATACACCAACACAATAGTACAGGTACCTTATGGGTATGTGTTTACAAACCGATCTGCTGTGTGCGACTTTTTGTACAGCTATGGCGAATTATTAACCCAACGCGGCCTAGAGTTTGAAGGAATAGAAAACGGCTACATAATGAACTGGCAACAAATGGCCCAGGAATTTTTGTACTGGAGTAATCAAGGATGGCAAACTGGAACTAGTATCATCAACCTCAATCCAGGCGCCACAAGCATTAGTGTAACTCAACCAGGTGCTGTTGTGGAAAGTATTTTCCCACCACGACTGGATAGTGTTGTTCTCAATCAAAATCGAACTGCAATACCTCCAGCTGAGTTGGTGATTGATCGCTTGGAAAATACATTTAAAATTACCAGTGTCAACTCTAATACCATAAACTTTTTAAATTTACGATTTACTGCATATGAACACTTGATGGTACTGGACAATCGTAGTATTTTTGCTGATTTACTTTATGATCCAATAACTGGTGCCCGCCAAAGTCGAGTGTTGGTAGCAGGATGGCTAAGTGGCGATTGGAACGGCACAGTTAATGCCCCGGGCTTTGTGCTCAATCAAGACAACATTCGAGAATGGGTACCAAACCGCAAGTACTCCAAGGGCGAGATCGTATTGTTTAAAGACCAGTATTGGTCTGCCAATAGCATTGTACAGCCATCTGCTACATTTGATTTCAATGCATGGATCAAGAGCGATTACAATGAAATACAACAAGGGTTATTGCCCAATGCCGCTAATGTCAGCGACCAACTGGCACAATCATACAGCGTATACGACGCTAATCTCGAAACCGAGATTGATTTATTCAGTTACGGATTGATTGGATTCCGGCCGCGCCAGTACATGCAGGCTCTAAATCTTGATGATGTAAGTCAAGTACAGTTGTACCAGCAATTCCTTGGCAGCAAAGGCACACGCCCAAGTTTAGAAATATTTTCATATGCAGACCTTGGCAAGGAAACAGCACAGTATAACATCTATGAATACTGGGCAATACTTCGTAGCACCTACGGAGCAAATGCCAACAGAAGTTATTTTGACTTGTTATTAAATGCTTCTAAATTAATTAGTGATCCAGCACTGGTGCAAATTATCAATCCAGGCACCACAAGTCAAGCAGATCAGACAGTATTTGTTCAAGATATATTAAAGAGCAATTACAAGATTACATCTCCTAACATACTGCCTACTACTCTAGTAGTTCCAGATAATGCTCTGCCTACTGCAGGATATGTAGACTTGGAAGACGTAGACATTACAGTATTTGATTTAAGCAACAATGCTACATTAAATTCTCAATTAGACAATATTGGTGTGGCTACTACTATCTGGGTAGCTCGTGTTAACACATACGATTGGGCAATATATCGTAGCGAAAAGGTGCCAGGTGCCATTGTATCAGTTGAAGACAATCTCAACAACAATAGCATAGTTACTTTTAATCAAGCTCACGGCTTGACTGCTGGAGACACTGTAATCATTAAGTATTTTTCTGATGCCATCAATGGTGCTTATCAAGTATTAAGTGTTCCTTCTATCTACACTATAATTGTTGACTATGCATTTACCGGATTTCAAACCACTGAAGTTGGTAACGGTTTTGCATTTACACTTCAGCCATGTCGAGTACATCAACCATCGGACATAAAATTACTGCCATATGCAAATGAATTGCTTCCTGGATCACGTGCCTGGGTTGATGACAATTCGTTTGGTCGTTGGACAGTTTTAGAAAAAACTGATCCATTTGTTCAAGCTGAAACTTTAACTCCGTTCACACCAGTCACTGGCAGTCGCTATGGTTCAAGCATTGCGCAAGGACTGTTAAACGTAAGTGCACTAGTCGGGGCACCGGGATACAATCCTGCTAATCAAGCAATTGTACCGGGTGCGGTGTATGTATATGTTAAAACAGACCAAGATGTATATGATCAAAATACTGTTTTGACATTGAATGCAACAAACGCATCCGGGTATGGCAACTCAATGGACATTGGTAACAAGAGCTGGGCCATAGTAGGAGCAAGTGATAGTAACTACGGACAAGGATATGCCGCAACAATATATGTTGCACCGGGCACCAGTGTGTTTGAACAGCGACAGTTGCTAATATCGCCCACACGAAAATTTGACGGTGGCGAATTTGGATACTCGGTGACCATGAGTCTTGACGAGCACTGGATATACGTTAGTTCTCCAGGGCATAATGAAGTGCATGCCTATGCTCGCACAGAAGTACAACAACAATTTGTTGACTACATCACAGACGGCGTAACTGCAACGTACAATTGGAGTGATAGCATCCTTATTGATTACACCAAGCCAGGACAATTGTCTGTTAGATTAGAAGACCGCTTGTTATCGTACCCAGGTGATTATCTAGTTAATTCAACTAATATTGTGTTAAATTCTGCTCCAGTTGCAGGACAACAATTATCCATCAATAGAAATTTCGTAGTACAACTAGATCAAAAATTCATGACTGGAGTTGTGGCAACTGGCGGCAGTGGCAGTGGCGCAACATTTACAGTAAACAACGTTCGTGGAGTTTATACAGTAAATCTTGACAATGGCGGAACAGGGTATACTGCAGGCAACACATTAACAATACTAGGTACTGATGTCGAGACTCAGGACTCACCTGCCAGCAATCCTGCAAATAATATAACAATCACAGTTGACACAGTTGACGGCAGTGGAACAATTCTTAGTATTGTTGATCCAGTAAACGGCCAAGGCGTTAGGACTCAAGACCATTTTGACTTAACTGATTATCTTGCCACAGCAGTTGACATTTACTCGTTTACAGTAACAGTTAACGACGTGCTAATGCGCCCAGAGATAGATTATGATTTCAATAGTGACAGTAGTTTTATTGATCCAATGATCCTGGTGTTTACCACACCTCCGCCACCTGGCGCAAGAATTATAGTCAATAGCTCAACTTATTTCAGTTATGTGGCCACACTGCCCACAGACGGACTAGGGTTGACCGTTGGTGATCGATTTGGACACTCTATCAGCTGTAACTCAACTGGTAGTCATGTCACGGTCGGAACCCCCAATATCAACAATGATTCTGGACGTGCATTTGTGTTTGATCGCAATATCCAGCAATTTATAGTAAGTGATGCTACACAAACTGAATACTATACTGAACAAAGTCTCGAGACCCCGGGGTCAGTCATGGTGTCGTTAAACGGCACATACTTGTTGCCCACCGCACTTAATTTCAATAGTGGATTTGAGGTTGATGTTAGCAATCCATCTAACCAATTTGTTAATATAACTGCCACATTGAATGTGGGGGATGTGATTGAAGTATCAACTAATCAATTTACACTGTTAGAAGTTGTTGACTCAGTTGATGCATCTAGCGAAGCTCAATTTGGATACAAAGTTGATCAGTGCATAAACGATTGTAGTTGGTATGTGTCAGCCCCGTTTGATTCGTCTATTTTGACAGGCGCTGGCCGAGTTGAGTTCTGGCAGAATCAGAGCCGTGTGTATGGTACTACAACTTCCACAGTTGCAAACCCAACATTGACAACAGGCGATTTTATTCGTATTGACAACATGTTTGTGGCTATAGATGGTACCACAGTGGCTGATTTTGTAGATAGTGTCAATTCAGCTAATATTCCCAATGTTGTTGCTTCCTTGACTTCTAATTTGACGCTAGAAGCCGATGGAACATCCAAAGTATATGACATTGGTAACATTTATGCAGCCGCAGGCACCATAGACGAAACTATCGTATATGTTGATAATGTGTTACAGACGTACAACACTGATTATGTGTACAACAATACCACACAGCAAATTACATTTACTAATGCACCATTTAATACTGCTGAAATTTTGATTGTGTCTGGCCGCATGACAATTAGTGTTAAAAATTATGATGCTAGTACACCAGGTAACAGACTGCAAGTGTTGCCCGGAACTGGCACATTGTTTGACGATGTGGGATTCAACACTTACATACACGAACAAACCATTGTCAGCCCAGTGCCGCAAGTCGAAGCACACTTTGGCCAAGGATTGTTTATCAGTGATGATACCACAACATTGTTAGTGGGTGCACCCAATGGCAGCATGATTCGTGCTACTACATTTGACCTAGACCAAACAAGATTTGATTCAGACAGCACAAACTTTGCTGACCCAACTCCCAATAGTGGTGCTGTGTATTCGTTTGACTCTTTGCCATCAAATAATCCAACTGCATCTAACCCTCTACAGTTTGTGTTTGGACAACAATTTGTTAATAACAATGTTCAATCCAAAGATCAGTTTGGGTATGCAGTTGACCTATCAACTGGATTGTTGTTGATTGGTTCTCCAGGTACTGATTTTAACAATGACAGCCAGACTGATTTTGGCCAAGTGATACAATATCACAATCTTGAAAATCTTCCAGCCTGGCAAGTGATACGATTGCAACAGCCATTTGTTGATGTAAACTTGTTGGATACTGTGTTTATCTATGACAACACCACTAGTCAGCCACTTGAATACTTTGATTATTTTGATCCTTTGCAAGGCCGAATACTTGGTGCAGTAAGACAAAATATCAATTATATTGGAGCAGTGGATCCTGCCGCATACAATACTGGCGCTTTGAACAACTATGGCGTGCGGTGGGCAGAGGAGTATGTGGGACAAATATGGTGGGATACCAACAACGTTCGATTCATTGACCCACACCAGTCACAACAAACCACACGTGGCCCTGAACCTGATATTGTTTATGCAAGCCGTCGATGGGGACAAGTGTTCCCCGGAAGCTCAGTTGATGTTTATCAATGGATTGTCAGCTCAGTACCGCCGATTGACTATACTGGCCCCGGAACTCCCAAAGATACCACTAGTTATACGGTGTTAACATCACTGGACTCACAGGGATTTTTAACCACTCAGTATTATTTCTGGGCCTCAGGTCTAACCACAGTAGCTACATCGTCTAACAAGACTTTGAGTATTACTTCACTGGCAAGATATATTGAAAATCCTCGCAGTAGTGGCATTCCTTACATTGCGCCTATAACCTCTAGCACAGTAGCAATCTACAATGGTTTATCCTATATAAATTCGCTAGACTCGGTATTGCATATCGAGTACGACAAGCAAGCCACAGATGATGCTGTGCACGTTGAATATCAATTGATTGCACAAGACCGTCCAGAATCGTTCTTAAATGCTACGTTATACAGAAAATTATTGGACAGTTTGTCAGGCGAAGACACTGCCGGCAATGCAGTTCCTGACCCGTTCTTGACACCTACAGAACAATACGGCATACAATTCCGTCCTCGTCAGAGCATGGTTATGAATCGTTTCTTGGCGTTGAAAAACTATATTACACAAACTAATACAGTGTTGGCGCAGTCCCCAATAGCCGAAACACGACAATTCAATTTGCTCAACAGCTCAGAACCTGAACCAAGTTCAGCATCAGGTGCATGGAACAAACGTGTGGCCAATCAAGAAGAACTTAGCTATCAAGATTTGTTAGCAGTTCCACTGGGTTACAAATACCTTGTGGCAAGTGACAGTACACAAAATGGTCTTTGGACCATTTACGAAGTACAAGCTAGCATACTACCTGGTGTGCGTGACCTAGGTCTTGTACGGGTACAAAATTACGATACTCGACGTTATTGGAACTATATCAATTGGTACAGCCCTACATATAACCAGTACCAAAGAATTCTACTTGAAGTACCAAATAGATCTAGCCTAGACACACTTACAGTGCCAGTGGGTAGTGCTGTGCGTGTGACTGCTAATTCAATTAACAAGTGGGAAATTTATTTGTTAACAGCAACTGGTTGGATACGAGTTGGATTACAAGATGGCACGATTGAATTGTCATCTGTGATTTGGGACTACACCGCTGGAAGATTTGGATTTGACAGCGAAGTGTTTGATGCACAATATTATGATCAAGCACCTATAATTGAGACTCGACAAATCATCAAAGCCATTAACGAAGAATTGTTTATTGGAGATCTGTTAATCGAACGTAATCGATTGTTGGTGTTGATGTTCAATTACATTCTCAGCGAACAATTGGCTCCTGTCTGGTTGACTAAAACTAGTTTGATTGATGTTGACCATACCATTCGTGAATTGCTGCCATACCCAATATACCGCGCAGACAATCAAGACTTTGTGCTCAATTATATCAATGAAGTCAAGCCATATCATGTGCAAATCCGTGAGTTTAATCTTAAATATCGCGGATCAGATCAGTACTTTGGTTCATTGACTGACTTTGATTTGCCTGCGTATTATGATAATGCAAGAGACATGTTTATTAGTCCAGTGTTGGATAACACAGGTACACTCAGCACCACAAGTAGCTTGCCCAGTAGTGATCCAATTTGGTATACTTTCCCTTGGAATCAGTGGTATCAAAACTATCTACTATCAATTCAATCAGTTGTAATCTATGCTCCTGGTTCAGGCTATACAGAACCACCGATCGTTATAGTTACAGGTGATTGCATACAACCTGCAGTTATGACTGCACAAATTAACACTGCTGGTGAGGTTGTAGGCATTACCATAGTTGATCCAGGCCAAGGCTATAGTACCACTGCTGTAATCACACTAGATAGCAGTACTGGTACTGGTGCAGAAGTATATGCAGTCATGGGCAATAACATGATTCGCAGTATCGCAACCACCATCAAGTATGATCGTTATCAATACAGCACCACAATACTGACATGGGAACCCAATGTCAGCTACAATGCCGGACAGCAAGTTCGCTATGCTGATCGAGTATGGTCAGCAAATGCCAACAATACAACATCAGTTGAATTTGATTCTTCACAATGGACGCTGGTTCCTGCAGGTGATCTAAGCGGTGTTGATCGTACCATGGGATACTATGTACCTACTGTAAACCAGCCGGGACTAGATCTTGGACTATTGATCAGTGGAGTTGACTACCCTGGAGTACAAGTGTCTGCGCCAGGATTTGATCAGAATGCTGGATTTGATGTTGGCAATTTTGACATGACTCCGTATGACAATATTTCAATCAGTGCTGAGGGATTTGTAACATACGATCCTGCTATACTGGATGCAATATATGCAAGCAACTTTGTTGACCCATACTTGGGCACTCGACCAACGGATGTTAATGTAGACGGCGGCGCATTTGTTGACACGTATGAAAGTCATGCACCCGAAGAACTTGTACCAGGCATCACATACGATACATTAGACTTGCGAGTTTTTACTACCCCTGGTGCAGATTGGGCTGGAGACGGACACGGATTCCCGCTACGCGAACGTAATTTTGTTTACAACTCGTTGGTGCCTAATTTGGATTTTTCTGGATTGTTGTACAATCCTGTCACCATCGAAGTTTATAATCAAACAACCGGAGTTAATTTAAATCTTGGAGTTGATTACGTAGTTGACTGGGTAAACTATGTGGTTACAATTACATCACCTATTGTGAATGGCAATGTGTTAACTGTAGTTGCTTATGCACTTGGTGGCGGCAATCAATTGTTCACTCAAACTTATGTTGGAGATGTAGTTGGAGATGCATTAATTGTGCCAATGACTGAATCGTTGGTTACTGACGCTGTGGTATTCGTCAATGGATTTCAATACACTGATTTTACATTCACTTCTGTTCCACCAAGTGGCTATACCTTGATTGAGTTTGCAACAACATTTACAGATCAAGATCGTGTGAGCGTGATTTTGTTTGGGGGCGATACTGCAACCAACAGTTGGAGTTTGCCAGTTACTCAATACATTGTTAGTGACGGTAGTCTGACATATAATTTGACCAACAGCTTACAAGGTACTAACCCCATCAACGTTATAGTCAATAAAAATGGCATAAGAGCAATTCCTTCAGAAACATCTGAATCAATTGGAACCGGATTCCAAACAGTATTCCCGTTGCCCGATGGCCGACTGTACGACTTGGATCTTGTGTCTGACAATGATGTTGCAGTTTTTGTTAATGATGTTCAACTGATATTGGGTGTGGGATTTACTGTGCAACCACCAGGTACAGTGCCTCGATCAGTTGTGCTGGCTAGCGCACCACCGCCAGTTTCTAGAGTTCTTGTTAGTGTAAGGACTAGAGCACAGTATTGGATTGTCAACAATCAAATTACGTTTATACCTTCACAGGGATTCATTCCCACAGTTGGGGACATTATTTCTGTAACAACATGGAATAACACCAATCAGCAAAACATTCTAACTCAAGTGTTTGCTGGACCTGAAACATCTGGTACAGTAATAACACAACCGTACGATTCAACTGTTTACGATGAAGGCGCTGCCGCAAACGCACCTGGATCTTACGACTACTCAGAAGGTATATTGATACAAAATAACCGATTTAATGTTGGAAGATTAATTACTGATCCTGAACGGTTGGTTGTAACTCTCAATGGACGTTATTTGTTTAACAATCAAGGGTATACTGTGTCGGACACCTATGTGCTGTTAACTGGCCCAATAATTAATGCTGCCTCCATTGTTGTTATCACAAGCTTTGCTAATGATGTTGTGCCAGACTCAATGGCGTTCCGGATATTCCAAGACATGCGTGGACAGCAATATACCTATCGCATTACCCATGAAACCAGTACAGAACTAGTTGCACCACTGCTGGCTTCTGATGATGTGGTTTATGTAGCTGACGCATCTGTGCTGGGAGAACCTGAACTTGCGTATGGCATTTTTGGTATTATTACTATCAATGGAGAGCGTATTACCTATCGTGATCGTGACACAGTTCTCAATACTGTAAGCGGATTACGTCGTGGTACAGCAGGTACTGGAGCAGCTGACCACGCCATCGGCGCCCCAGTATATGACATGAGCCGTGGCAATTTATTACCAGCTCAGTACCAGAATTACACACAGGCACAAAACTTCTTGGCAAACGGCAGTACTACTACATTCGTGGCCACTGATATTTCAGTAGCAGATGTTGACTCTACTGAGCGTTTAGAGGCTGTTTTGGTGTATGTAGGCGGAACATTGCAAACTGATGGCTATACTATTGGTTCAGCTGACCCATTAACTGTGGTGTTTACTACCGCGCCTGAGTCAGGTTATCAGGTGTCAATACAGGTCAATCGTGGGGTAACTTGGTACGCACCCGGAACCAGCACTCCTAGCAATGGTGTTCCTTTACAACAAACCAACACCGTGGCTGCAAGATTCCTGAGAGGTGTTATTTGACATAAATATTTTACTATGACAGACAATAAACAAACCTCACCGCCTACTACAAATGTTGCACCAAAGTCGCATAAACCTGACGATGCGGGCAACATAGTAATCAGCGGGTTTGTGCGTATTAGTGACCCAGAAACAAAAGAAACTATCCTTGAGGTACGAGAATAATGTTAACTATCCCAGTGGCTGTGCAAGGATTCCTGCGCATTTATGACCCCAACAACCAAGAAACATTTGTTGAAAAACAAAATGCGATCCATTACGAAAACATGAGTATTGCGTTGGCTCAGAGTATTGCTGATAAAAATATCGGATACATCTATGCCATGGCATTTGGGAATGGTGGATCTAGCGTGGATCCCACAGGAGTTATTACGTATTTGCCCCCAAACACAACAGGACAAAACGCAGATTTATACAATCAAACCTATATCAAAGTAGTAGACGGAAATTCAGCTGCCAATACTGACCCTACTCGCAATAACTTAACAGTGTTGCACACATCGGGGCAAGTTTATACAGATGTTCTAGTAACTTGTTTGTTGGACTACGGCGAGCCGCCCGGACAACAAGCATTTGATAATAGTACAAATTTTAACGGTGAGTATGTGTTTGACGAACTGGGACTTAAAGCTTGGGAAGGATCATCTTCTGATCTCATTCTTTTAACTCATGTAATATTCCATCCTGTACAAAAAAGTTTGAATCGACAGATTCAAATAGATTATACAGTTAGAATTCAAACGCTAACCAACCTTAGCGTGGCATAAATATCTATATATAAAATGCCCATAAATAAGGTAGACACGGAGTAAACAACACATGGCATATACCATTAATTTAACGGATGGCAGTATATTTGCAACAATTGCAGATGGTACCATCAACACAAGCTCTAGCATGATCCTAGTAGGTAAAAACTATGCTGGATATGGTGAGTTTTTAGACGAAAACTTTATACACTTGCTGGAGAACGGTGCTAATAATACCGCACCGAGTGCTCCGTTAACTGGCCAACTTTGGTGGGATAAAACCAACAATGTTATGAAAGTTTACAACGGTAGTACTTTCAAGGTTATATCAGCAAGTACAGCGTCTGCTAGTGCACCTAGTTCAAACGTAGCAGGCGACTTATGGTTTGACACAGTTAATCAACAGCTAAAAGTCTACAATGGCAGCGCCTGGATCTTGGTTGGCCCTGCATCAACATCTGGCCAAGGCACATCTGGTGCAATTGTTACAACTCTAGTAGACAATCTCAGTAACGACCACATTGTAATTCAATTATGGACCAATGATGTCATAGTTGGTATCATATCTAAAGACTTACCAGCATGGACTCCTGTTCCTTCTATCACAGGATTTGCTACAATTAGCCCGGGCTTCCAACTTAGTTCAACAGTTTCTGGTGCATACTTCCAAGGTACTGCTACCAATGCACTGGCCTTAGGCGGCGCAAATGCATCAACATTTTTGAGAGCCAACACAAACGTTACAACATCCGGCACGTTTGGTATTTTAAACAACGGTGGTCTCACAGTTGGAGAAAACCAAGATGGTAAACTACTGGTTAACGGGGTTAATTCCACAGTGAGTTTACAAAATCAAACAGCAGACGCTAATATCAGTATCATTGTCAATGACGGTGGCGTACAAACCACAGCATTGTCTGTTAATGGCGCAACATCTCAAACAGGTGTGTTGGGCCTAACAAACTTAAATGCTAATGGCATTGGAAACTTGGGATCAAACTCAAGCTATTTTAACACAGTTTTTGCCACAGCAACCACAGCTCTATATGCTGACGTTGCAGAACGATTTGAAGCAGACGAACTGCTAGCACCCGGGACAGTGGTTGAACTAGGCGGTGCAAAAGAAATTACTCGTGCTACTCAAGCACTCAGCGACACTGTATTTGGTGTTATCAGTACACGCCCAGCATATACCATGAACGGTGGCGCTGGCGATGACAATACACATCCTAGAGTGGCCATGACTGGGCGTGTACCGGTACAAGTTACTGGTAATATTAACAAAGGTGACCGGTTGGTAGCAGCCGGCGATGGGCTAGCCCGTGCCGCACAACCCGGTGAAGCTACAGCATTTAATGTTATTGGTCGTTCACTCGAAACCAAGCATGCTAGTGGTAAACATGTGGTTGAAGCTATCGTAACAATTAAATAACAAGGAAGAATTAACATGACTTATTCACTAGGTGGCTTAATACAAGCAACAGACTATAATGGTTTTGCAGCCAACACCGCAGGTGCCAATGTCAACGATATCTGGGCAACAGGTGCAACTGATAAAGGTTACGGCCAAAGTGCCTTGGCCACGGTATCAGCAGCCGGTACAGTCACAGCCACTCAGTGGGCTGGACTAGTTAACAACATTAGCAGTATGGCCAGTCACACTGGCACCAGTATCACAGCTCGTAGTGCACCAACAGCAGGCAACACAATCAATATCCTGGCAGCTCTAAACACTGACCTAACCAATATCACAACCAACCGCGGAAACGCGGCAGCATCTGGTACTGAGTATGGTACGTTTTCGGGTACTACTAGTCAAACTTCTGCTGTGGGATCTGGTACTGCTGCCTGGACCATTACATTCACACACACTGTGACTTTTGCTAGTGCCAATGCATTAAGATACTTCTTTAATGCTGGCGGTATTGTGCGCCTCAAATATGGCAAAAGCTCAACTGGAACCGACAATGATCCAGATTGGAACACCTTTGCCGGGCTGTGCGGGTCAATTAATTTGACAGGTCGTGTAAACGCTACCACCAACACAATTGCCGGCCAGGCCTACACCGGAACCACCCGTCTTGGTGGTGGTGGCGGTACACAAACTACTTTGGCCACAACCACAGGATGGTACAATTTAACTGGATCACCTACAACAATATTCCAGTTAAACAACGCTACAGCACCATATTCGGGTGAATATATTCGTACCACAGCCACAGCAACATCCAGCACAGTATTGACCTTGGTCACCACCTGGGTCAGTGATGGTAGTTCAGGAGCTGGTACATCAGCTAATATTACAGGTGGTACAGCAACCTCAAGTCCAAGCACCACAATCTCAGGCACAGCACCTACTACATTATGCACCTACTTGCCACCTAGTTCAACATACTTGACCACTGCCGCTTGGGGCACACCTACTATTGCTGCCTCAGTAGCATAATCTGGCAACATAGTACATGAAAAGGGCCTGCGGGCCCTTTACCTTTTGTAAATATTGCTGTATAATATGAACATGAATACTGATGCTTTAATTATCCACGCACGGGCTAGATTTGATCATGAAACGGCACGTCGCGTTTTAAAAGAAAAATACCAAGCCCGAATGTTGTTTGCCTACAATGGCGGTATGTGGCAGGCTGGTCCTGAACTATTAACGTTACTGCAAGCTGTGCCAGTTGAAGATGATGTAGTGTTGCTGGATCTATATGACAATCCTGTAAAAATCAATCCTGCGGAATTGCAGTATCTAGCTCTTGGACGTTGGCAAGAACAAATGAACGCCTGGCTAGTTGAGCATGATGAAATGAGTCGTAAACGATGACCACTGGCGCACTAATACTTGCCTTCAACAATGAAGAAACAGATTATGTAGCCATGGCATCATGGAGTGCTAGAAACATACGTCGGCATCTTGGAATCCCAACCTCAATTATAACTGACTGTGTTGATGCTGCCAAGCTTGTTGATTTTGATCACGTGATATCAGCCAATTCACAAACTGGCGGTACACGCTATTTTGAAGATTATGACCGAACAGTGACCTGGCATAATGCTGGCCGCACTGATGTATACAATTTAACACCATATGATCAAACATTGGTGCTAGATGCTGATTATGTTGTGGCCTGTAATGATTTGAAAACAGTGTTAAATGCAACACAGGATTTTATGTGCCACCGGCATGCACTTGACTTGACAACAGGAACTCTGTTTACTAACCTTAACCAATTTGGTGATTATAATTTTCCCATGTGGTGGGCCACAGTCATAATGTTCCGTAAAAGTAATACAGCACAATACATTTTTGATTCAATGCAAATGGTACGTGCTAACTGGCAGCACTATCGAGACTTGTACGGAATTAGACAAAGTAACTATCGAAACGACTATGCACTCAGCATTGCATTGGGTGTTGTGAGCGGGCACACACTACAAGTTGATAATATTCCTTGGCCACTGTACAGCCTTGTGCCCAGTGTGGGATTATCAAGAGTGCACGAAGACTCGTATCAGATACAGTACACAGATTCACAAAACCGACTCAAACAAATGACTTTTAGTGGTTTAGATTTTCACGCCATGGGCAAAAAACATCTGGAGGCTGTAATTGCCAGTACTAGCTGAACGTGGGTACGTAATTCCTGCTATCGATACTGAAGATGTTGATTATCTGTCCTGTGCAATAAAACTAGCACAGTCTATACGTCAATGGCATCCTGATGCTGATATATCTGTGTTGACTGTGCGTAGGTGTAGTGATTCTGTTTTCAATCATGTGATACCTTTACCACATGGTGACCTAGGTGGCTACGCAAATGACTGGCAAGTGTTTGCTGCCAGCCCTTATAGACAAACTATCAAGCTTGAAGCAGACATGTTGATAGCCAGCCCCATTGATCACTGGTGGACCATGTTTGAACATCGGGATGTGGTTGTTAGTACAGGATGTAGAGATTTTTATGATCAACCTGCAACCACAAGACGTTATCGTAAATTTATCGATGATAACCAGTTACCAGATGTTTATAATGCCATTACCTATTGGAGATTGAGTGCAACTGCACGAGATTTTTTTAACCTAGTGCGTAGCATTTTTGAAAATTGGGATGAATACAAACAACTGGTAAAGTTTCCTGAAGACACTCCCAGCACAGATTTTGTGTATGCCATGGCAGCACAGATCATAGGTCCAGAATTGATCACCATGCCGTTTGCTAGTTACCCACGTATAGTACACATGAAGCGACATATTATTGGAACGCAAACAGAAGATTGGACTCAAGAACTGGTATGGGAACAAGACCCATTGCGAATACAAACTGTGGCACAATGGGGTGCATTTCATTACAACATAAAGGATTGGCTATCATGATGACTGAACAAGAGTTTTGGGATATTTTACATGATGCTCCGCCCCCCAACCCTGTATTCTTTAGGTTATATTATGACGAATTAGGGACTCCGGTAACTTATACCATGGAAGATCTACCTGGTAACTATATAGAGATTGACGCAGCCACATTTGCTTTGAGTCCAGTTAATGTGCGTGTGCGCAATAATCAGTTGATAGAAATTGTTACCATGCGTTCACAAAAACTTGTACCCGGCCAAGCTGGTAACAAATGCCATCCCCGCGATGTTGCTGTGATTGTAACAACTGATACCAGCACACTATGGAAGAAAAAAGTCTATGAAAGTTGACATTGCAGATCTAGACTGCATTTATTTGAGTTACGATGAACCAGCTAGGGAAGAGTTTTGGGTCAAGATTCGCAACATGATTCCTTGGGCACAACGTGTGGATGGTGTCAAGGGTAGTGATGCCGCACACAAAGCGGCAGCAGCCGCAAGTGACACTGAAAGATTTATTTTAATCGACGGAGATAACTTACCTGATCCTGCGTTCTTTAACCAAACACTCAACTTTGCCACAGCAGATCACGAGCAAGCAGTTTTTCGTTGGAGAGCACGTAATCACATCAATGGACTCATGTACGGTAATGGTGGCCTAAGTTCGTGGACACGTACATTTGTAAACTCGATGCGCACACACGAAGCTACCGATGGGCGGGACGAAACAGTGGTAGAGTTTTGTTTTGACCCACTATACTGGGCCATGCATGATTGTTACTCTACTACATATCCCAATGGATCTCCCAAACACGCCTGGCGTGCTGGTTTCCGTGAAGGTGTCAAGATGTGTCTAGACCGTGGGCGCAAGCCTAGCACCGCTGAGTTTAGACAACGTGTGCATCAGCGCAACCTAGACAATCTAACTGTGTGGCAAAATGTTGGCTTGGATGTTGACCAGGGAGCCTGGGCCATTGCTGGTGCTAGAATGGGCACGTACAAAACAATGCTGACAGACTGGGATTTTCGTGAAGTGCAATGGTTTGATGCACTAGAAGCAATCTGGGAATCAATCAAGTCAACTGACCCTGCTGAGATTATTCAACAGTACTCTGGTCCGTTGCAAACTCAATTGGATCTGCCAACAGCAATAATGATGCCTGATCAGAGTCAATTCTTTAAACATCATTATCGCAGTAATTGGCACAATCTCGGCGTTATGACAAGAGAGATCGATGTAATAAGAAAGCAAGAGGGTTGGTGATGCGTTTATTGGTCAATGGATGTAGTTTTAGTCGTGGTCCCATTGCCTGGCCCAATCACGTGGCTCGTTTGTTAAATGCAGATCTTGTTAACCTAGCACAGTCGGGTGCAGGCAACAACTACATTGCCCAAACAACACAAGCAGAGCTTGCACGATGCGACTATGATCTTGTGCTGGTTATGTGGAGCGGGCTAGAACGCATTGATATACAAGTGGAGCGCATAGAAGATTTTGATCAAACACTGTGCACTAGCTTGTATCAAAGCAGTCAAAACGACTGGGCTGAAAAAATAGTAGAACCTGTAAACGATCAAGACTGTGTACAAAAAGACTGGGTGTTTGGTGTAGGATATTTGAATGGTGATCGATTCCTAACAAGCAATGGGCTGTTTACTAAACAATACATGTACCAGTCATTGAGCCAGCACACACAACGTAGCATGTATCACATGATCAGTTTGCAGAGTTATTGCAAATCTCGTGGCATACCGTTTGTGGCAACATTCTATCAAAACTATGTGACTGAGTTTGATCATTTCCCTACACTAAAAGCTCAGTTAGACTGGAACAATATCTATAATCAAGTCAACTTGTTTGATCTTGTCAAGCAAACAAAGGACTTTGATACAGATGGGCTACACCCTGGTGCAACGGCATATGAACGCTGGGCTGTTAATTTATATAATTTTATTTCAAAATGATCACACTACCAAACATAGATGGAAAAATTTGGAATCTTGAACAAAAGATTGTTGACATAATAGATTGTGTAATAAATCAACAGTCCTTGACTATTAGTCTAAACAACGAAGGGCCCGACGCTGCCGAGCTGGGCTTGTATTCTTTGTTAGACGCTATTTGTAGACAATACAATTACCCTAAACAAAATATACATATCTTAACTTGTAATCAGTTAGAATATCATCATGAGTATTGTATAGAAAAACAATCACCTCTGTATGTGTCTGAATCACAGCAATTTGCACTAAAGCACCAATTCCCAACAAAAACATTCGGTGACAGCTTCAAACACTTTGGTTTGTTTATAGGTCGCAGTAATTGGTTACGATTATGGCTTGCTAGTTATATGTACAATTGTCACCGAAATCAAACAAAGATGACTTTTCACTACGATCCTAAACTGGACTTTCATCAGGATCACCTGGGCTTAGACGATCTAATCAGATTTAAATCAGACTTAATACAGGATCTAAATCCAATGCAATTGATTTCTGATTCCCCAATAGTAGATCAAACTGTAGAAACATACCCTATACTAACACCGGCACATTTTAATATAAGCAAAGTATACCATTCTTTCTTTTTAGAAATAGTATGCGAAACGTACAGCCGTGGCGCTAGTTTTTACCCCACTGAAAAAATCTGGCGCCCAATCATCAACCGCACCCCTTTTATTGTTCAGGGTCCTCAGAATTATACCAACAACCTGCATCGTTTAGGGTTTAAAACTTTTAGTAACTGGTTTGATGAAAGTCATGGCCAAGATGATTACAGTTATCAACCCGTGGGTATTTGTACTACATTGAATCAATTGGCTGCATATTCAACAGAAGAGTTAGAGGGCATATATATTGACATGACTGATACATTAGAACACAACTATCAAGTCTTGATGGAATTAACTGACAAAAAGATAGTAGAGATTTTTAAATGAGCCAGGACAATGAAACACTAACCAACAAAAGCAACTTCATGGGATCTGCCGAGCAAATGAAAGACTCCCTGGGTCCTGCTCTTTGCCTGGCTAAATGGAAGCAAGTGAGTCTACACTTGCCTACTGGGCTCAACAACTCGTGTTACCATCCTCCCTTGCAATCAATTCCAGTGGAGGGATTGGCAGATAACCCTGGACAGTTGCACAACACTCCGCACAAAAAAGCACAACGTGTGTTAATGCTAAAGAATGAACGCCCTGCAGAATGCCAGTACTGTTGGAACATGGAAGACCTAGGCGAAATGAGTGACCGGCATTATCGTTCAGGTGAACCCTGGGCCGCAGTTGACCTAGAAAAAATTCGTAACAGCACAGGACTCGAAGATGACATTATCCCCAGTTACGTGGAAGTTAATTTTAATCATGCTTGTAATCTTAAATGTAGTTATTGCTCACCTCAGTTTAGTTCAAGTTGGCAAGACGAAGTGGAAAGACACGGAGCATACCCCACCCATCGCCCTCATAATGCTCCTGAGCACTTTAGTGGTAATCGCAGACCTATTCCTGCTAGGGCCGATAACCCTTATGTAGATGCTTTCTGGGCTTGGTGGCCCACCTTGTACCCACAACTAAAACATTTTCGCATGACCGGCGGCGAACCACTAATGGATCGAAACACCTATCGAGTGTTTGACTATGTGTTGGCCTTGCCCAAACCCGATTTGCATTTAAATGTAACCAGTAACTTTAGCGTAGAAGATGTGTTGTTTGAAAAGTACCTGGGCTATGTCAAACAGCTATGTGACACCAATATTGAACACTTCATGCAGTATGTGAGCCTTGACACAGGTAATTTTTTACAAGCCGAATACATACGGCATGGTCTCAACGGCGCAAGATTAATTGACAATGTGTTGCGTTACCTAGATGAAGTTCCTGCAAGAAACAGTTTGACATTTATTGTTACTATGAACAATCTCTCTGTAACAGGATTCCAAAGTTTGATGGAATGGATACTTGTGCTAAGAACTACATTTAGCGACACCTATCAACGTGTGTGGTTTGATACCCCTGTATTACGTGCACCCTCTTGGCAAAGCCTGCAAATCTTGCCTGAAAGTTATGCTGTCATGTTAGAACGCACAGCTGATTGGATGCAAGAGCGTGTTACTGCAGGATTGCACGGCTTTAAAGATTATGAAGTGCAACGTTTGCGGAGAGACATCGCCTGGATGCGAGAAGGACAAAAGCTTGATAATATTCAAAACAAAGCAGACTTTTATCGTTTCTTTAGCGAGCACGATCGTAGACGAGATACAGACTTCTTGCAAACTTTTCCTGAAATGAAGTCCTGGTGGACAGAATGTGAAGCGCATGCTCGGCAATCGTAAACTAATACTAGACAGATTTTGTGAAGTATACTTGTTATTAAAACCCTGGGTAGATGAAATATTTTGGGATTTCTCCACAGTAGATCCTGAACCCGGTGCAATATACATGATTGGACGACAGCAACTGATCAACAATCGTGAAAAATTTCGGGACATGGCCGCTAGCGGATTATACACAATGGTGTTTAACAACAGTGCCGAAGGATCGTGGACATTAGAAAGTCAAATAAAACAACTCAAACTTGAAGAACTAGCACTGGATAAAAGGATATTGTTTGTAGGCGGTGCACCAATTAACCTAGACTTTGCGTGTTTATCACATGAGCACTTTTTGGCCAGCATACTGGACTACGATGAAAACGTTGCTGTGCAATCTCATACCGATGACATATTCTCCAAGCATGACAAGCCATATAAGTTCTTATTTTTAAATGGTCGTGCCAGACCGCATAGGAAATATCTGTACGAACGATTCAAAAGAAATGGTACACTAGACCATGCTTTATGGACCATGTTGGATGCCAAGCCTACTGTGGTTAGAACATTTGATTTATACGAGAACGACACAAATGTCATGGCCACACCAACACCATTGCAACGCTTGCCAGACCACTACGAAGTAGACAGATATCGTGATCCCACGTTTGGGCCAATTGTGCTGGATCAATCCAACATAAAACAAGAATTATTTAGAAATGAATGGGGTGATATTTACCTTGCACCCGAACCATATGTGGACACATATTTTAGTCTGGTTACAGAAACAGTATGTGCAGAAAGTACATACAGTTTTAGAACAGAAAAAATAGCTAAACCACTTGTCATGGGTCACCCATTTATTGTGGCATCAACGCCGGGGTTTTATCAAGACTTACACACCCTAGGATTTAAAACATTTGCCGGTATCATTGATGAAAGTTTTGATTCAATTGACAACGCTCAACTTAGAATGGATCGAATTGTGGACATTGTAACAGATTTATGTCAGCAAGACCTTGCGAGTTTCCTTCGGGCGTGTTATAATGTATGTAAATACAATCAGCAACATCTTGTGGAAATTCAAGCAAAAGATCGAAAAGAATTTCCTGATCGTTTCTCCCAATTTATAAATCAATACATTCAATGAATGATCTAGAATTCCGTACTACAGTATTGGACCCACTTAGCGATAGTTTTTGTGCAGCCAAATGGTACAATGCAACCATTTGGTTGGGCAGTGGCATGACCACCAGTTGCCATCATCCCCCGGCCCATTTAGTCGACAAAGATAAAGTCGGTGCTAACCCTAGGCTGTTGCACAACACTGATCAAAAGAAAGACGATCGCAGAAAGATGCTCACAGGCGAACGACCTGCAGGCTGCGAATACTGTTGGAAAATTGAAGACATGGGTCGCGATGCCATCAGTGACCGTGTGTATAAAAGTAAAATTTATCCTATCCACGCATTAAAGGAAGCATATGAAACACCTGTTGAACAAGATGTCAACTTACGTACCTTGGAAATTGCTTTTGACCGTACTTGCCAGTTTGCTTGTAGCTACTGCAATCCTGCTTTTAGTAGCACATGGGTTCGAGATATACGAAACAACGGCGCTTACAAGGGCTTGGTTAGCGATGGCAGGAATCATTTTACTCATGATCACGCTGCCGCTCAACTTTACAAATTCGGAGAAAGAAATCCCTACGTGGACGCATTCTTTGCCTGGTGGGAAAGCGACCTCCATAGAACACTCCAAGAGCTTAGAATAACCGGTGGTGAGCCACTGATGTCAGGATATACCTGGAAACTGATTGATTGGTTCAAAGAAAACCAAGGCAAGTCAACCACACGACTTGCTATCAACAGCAATCTTGGTACTGATGTAGATGTTGATAGACTGCTATCCAGTATTGACGGAATGGCAATAGATCTTTACACGTCAAATGAAGCTGTGGGAGTCCAAGCCGAATACATACGTGATGGACTTGTGTGGCAAGACTGGGTTGACAATGTTGAACGTTTGTTAGCAAGCAAAAAGTTCCGTGGCATACACGTCATGTGCACAATCAATGCTTTGTGCTTGGACACCTTGGATCAACTGCTAGAGTGCATAATGGAATGGAAATCCAAACACGGTCGTGACGCTATCAGTTTTACACTCAATATTTTGCGTTTTCCTAGCTTTCAGTCCCCCTTGGTGTTGCCCAATACAACACGCATGATTTACCGGCAAAGACTAATCACATGGTTAGAACACTACCACAATTCAATATTCTTACATGAGCATGAGCTCAATCATGTTCAACGACTAGTAGATTACCTAGACGTAGTAAAGACCCCGCACAGTGAAGCATTTGAAATGCCCAAACTCCTAAATGATTTTAAACAGTTCTATACACAGTACGATACTCGGCGTAGCAAGAACTTTGTAAAAACATTTCCAGCATTAACTGATTGGTACAACACCTTATGAACTTTGATCAAGCACTAGACGCATGCCGTCGAGAATTTGATATTGTTGCTGAAATTGATTTAGCAAAATGGGGCACAGATTATGCTCAAGGCCAACAATGGTTGGAAACGATTTTGCGAGAGATTCGTCGCGATGTATTTGCGCCCCAAGAACTCATTGTGTTATTACATCGACAAGATTTTTTCACTCCTGATAGTCGAGTTGGGCTGATCTTAAAGAACCTACAAGTACTGCTCAACGAAGTAGATATCAGCAATTATTTTGTACGTGTGCTCTCCAGCGATCCCAACATTGATCAAACTCGCTTGTGGTTGTTGTCAAACAGTACCGACACTGTGCCTCTGACCATTGATGCAGTTGATGACCAGTTTGATGCAGTAGAGTTAACACACCACCCGGCTAGCTTAAAAGAAACGTATCAATACGGCAGTAGCAATCCTTTAAAAATTAATATACAAGACTTGTCCTTGCGCGAGCGTGAATTACTCACAGAATCAAAAACGTTTTGCATGTATCCTTGGATTCATTTACACGCATTTCCCACGGGTGATGCACATCCTTGTTGCTACAGCGAAATGTCTCATCAGATTGGACACACAAAAGAAAATACCCTAGCCGAAATATGGAATGATCAGCCCATGCGTGATTTGCGCATACGCATGCTCAACAACGAGACTAGTGGTGCGTGTAAGAAATGTTATGAACAAGAAGCCAACGGGTTTTTTAGTGGACGACAAAGCGCCAACAAACATCACGGGCATCATGTTCAACGTGCGTTGGCTACGCATGATAACGGGCACCTAGATCAATTTGAAATGACATACTGGGATATTCGTTTCAGTAATCTTTGTAATTTAAGTTGCCGCAGTTGCGGGCATATTTTTAGTTCAAGTTGGTACAAAGATCAAAGCCAATTGGCCGGGCCCGAATGGGCGCAACGACATCAAGTATTAAACTTTGCCGGGCGTACTCAAACTGATATCTGGGAACAACTGGTGCCGCACCTGGATTACGTGGAACAAATTTACTTTGCTGGTGGTGAGCCCTTGATGATGGACGAGCATTATCGTATTCTTGAAGAGCTTGAACGTCGTGGCCGCTTTGATGTTAGATTAATCTACAACACCAACTTCACACAAGTACGACTCAAAGATCGCATGGTATTTGATTATTGGAAACGATTCGACAGCGTTAGTGTGGGCGCCAGTTTAGATGACATGGGGCCACGTGGCGAATACGTTCGAAAAGGCACACGCTGGGCCACAGTTGAAGCCAATCGTGAAAGAATGATGCAGGAATGTCCACGTGTGGACTTTTATATTAGTCCCACACTTAGCATTTTAAACGCTTGGAGCCTGCCAGACTTTCATCGCAATTGGGTTGAACAAGGCTTTATCCGTGCACAAGATTTAAATGTCAACATACTGCAAGACCCTGTGCACTATAGAATTGATATTGCACCCAGTGAATACAAAGCACGTTTAACTGAAAAGTATCAACAACACATTGAATGGCTACGCCCACAAGACGCTCTGGCCCGTGCCACGGTGGGGTTTGAAAGTGCTGTTACACTCATGAATAGCACAGACAATACTCATTTTATCGATACGTTTTGGCGCAAAACACACGAGCTTGACAGTATTAGAAACGAATCTTGGTCCGACATCATACCCGAATTAAAGGCACTATTATGAATATTCCACACGATCAATTCTGCGTACTGCCCTGGGTTAGTCTAGAAGCCTCGCCTATTGGTACTGTGCGTCCGTGTTGTCTAGCCGACGATGAGATTGTAGATGACACAGGCAATAAATTTGTATTAGCCACAGCTGACTTCTCTAACATACAAAACAGCAGTCACATGCGCCAATTGCGTGAACAGTTTTTGCGTGGAGAAAAACCACAGACTTGCCGCAAGTGTTGGAATGAAGAAAGTGCAGGGCGCACTAGCAAACGTATGCACACCCTAGATCGACTCAAGCACATGTTGCCAGATCAAGACTGGACTGTAGATGCCAAGCCACTAATGTTTTTGGATTTGAAACTGGGCAACATCTGCAACTTGAAATGTCGCATTTGTGGATCTTGGTCCAGCTCACAATTTGCCGCAGAGGAAATCAGTTTTACTCGCCCCGAGCAACGCAAGCAAAGTCATGCATATCAAATGTTAAGAGCCGGTGCCTGGCCACAAGACAACACACAGTTTTGGAATCAAATTGATGAATCATTAAATGACATACGCTATATTGAATTCACTGGTGGTGAGCCATTCATGATTCGTGAACACTTTGTGATGTTACAAGGCATTGTAGACCGTGGCATTGCAGGCAACGTAGAAATACATTACAACACAAATGGTACAATTTATCCTGAAGAAGCTGAAGAGATCTGGAAGCATTTCAAAACAGTAGAAATTGCATTCAGTATTGACGACCTAGGAGATCGATTTGAATACCAACGTACTAATGCCAAATGGCCCGAAGTGCAAGAAAACATCGAAAAGTTTTTTAAACTAAAAAGATACCTACCAAGTATTATACAATTACAAGTGTGTACGACTGTGAATATTTTCAACGTTCGATACATAGATCAAGTAGCGCAATGGTTAGATGGCAGACCTTTTAATTTTGTATACTGGAACATGATGCATGATGCTTGGTATTTCAGTATTGCCAACTTACCCGGTCCAGCCAAACAAGCAATCCAAGAGCATTTGAATTCAGCTGACATACCCCAAAAATATCAAGCAGAATTTCAACGCATTATAGAATTCATGACTCGAGGCCCAGACAGCAGTGGAGAAGTCTTACTGAGAGAAATTGCCAATCTAGACCGGCGCCGAGAACAAAATCTCAACATAGCCATGCCTGAACTGGCTAAAATGTTGAACTACGTTGGACCATGACCGCTCCCAAAACACTATGCCTAGCGCCTTGGACGCATACATATCTATCGCCTCAAACCGAGCGCAGGATGTGTTGTGCATCTAGAGAGCCTGCACAAAGTTTTCGACAATACATAGATACTAGTGCAGGTACCGGCGAATATCAACCAGTTAGTCTAGAACAGCACTGGAATAGTGATCACATGCGTGATGTACGACAGCGCATGATAGCTGGCGAAACTCTGCCAGAATGTGATGTATGCAATAGCAAACTGTTGAATACTGCTGTGTACAGAGACTATTTCAACCAGTTGTTTGCACACAAACTAGACGAAGTTTATACATCTACAGATGCAACAGGTGCAACTACAATGAAACCTGTGAGTTGGGACTATCGGTTTAGCAATCTCTGCAACTTCAAGTGTCGCATGTGCGGTGACATGTTGTCAAGCTCTTGGGAAACTGAACAACGACAGCATGGCATGGTAGACCTTGACAATCCCAAAAACAACTGGATGATTCCTGAAGTTCGCAAAACTATTAGCCAATTTCAAGACACTCAGATTGAACAAGAATTCTCAGATGCTGTGGAACAACATCGTGTTGAGGAAGTGTACTGGGTAGGTGGTGAGCCATTGATGTACGAACAACATTGGCGTTACATGAGACGCATAGTTGAACTAGGTGACGGGCCTCGGGTGTATGCAAGATACAATACCAATCTTTCTAGAGTTGATTATCGTGGCGTTAATCTATATCGAGATATTCTGGCTAATGTTCGCGATTGGCAGATTTGTGCCAGTCTTGACGGAACAGGGGTAATAGGAGAATACATCAGAACCGGACTTGACTATGACGAATTTTGTAGTAACTTTGAACAAGGTCTAACCTATCAACGTAGCCGGAGACAAATGCGCCTAGACTTTACACTCACACTGCCAGGCATGTTTGAAGTTGGCGCCATACAGCAACTGGCAACTCGGTATGATGTAGACATTTTGGCCAAAGTAGTGTTCTCTTTTAGTCCAGACATTGTCATGAGTCCATTAGCGTTACCACGTGAGTTATTGGAGCCCTGGATTGACGAGCTGGTGTCTTGTAGCACTGGCGCTGTTCAAGATGTGCTAACACAACTAAAACTACGACCCACATTTGCAGAACAATGGCCAGATCAATATCAAGCAGGGCTTGCAAAAGGCAAAGCTCGTGTGTTAAAATTAGAAAGCATACGCACAGCCTCTACTTCAATGGCTGAAATATTGAGCCAAAGGCCGGCAATAAAGAAATGGTGGGATCAAATTGATTGAAATAGATTTACGCAGTGAACAAGGTCACCTGCACACAGTGTACGTCAACGTACATGACAACAGTCTAAGTCAAAAGTGGTTGGCTGCATTGAATCACCTAATCGAGCACAACTACCATCTAGAAAAAAATTACTGCTGGTTTGGCTTTCCTGGTAATTCTAGAAATCCCGAATACTTGTGTACGCAGATAAACCGCAGTATCAAGGCAATCAATGCCGCAGGACTAGGTTATACTATCAATGATTGGTTTAGTCCTGCCAATACAATAGCTTCAGATGATGGAATTGATCATGCACACATGAATGACTTGCACAGATACTTTGAAGACCTGCAAGGAGTAAGTGGTGCACTGAGTCCCTATTACCAGGCAGCTGATGCTGAAACACGCTGGCACATACGACAGTTGAACTTGTTGTGTCATGAGCATGAAAGTTTGATACTAAGCATACGCAAAGCAAACACAGCCCCAGATTGGCAACGACCCAGCCAACTCATGTGTTGGTTAAATGCTCCACGGTTTGCACTAGATGCTGAGGATTATGAATTGTTTGGTGTAGACACAATCAGTCGTGATCTTGGAGGGGTTTATCTGGGTGTAAACAAAGCTGTGGGTAAACACCATTGGGAAGTGTTCAACGATGAAGGCCGGGACAGTCGCATTGCAGAACTAACTACCAGCACACTTAAATCGCAAACAGAAGCAGCCGGGGATTTTGATATAGAGTGGGGACAAAGTCCTGCAGGGCACGACTGGCAAGAATCTAAACTGACAGACTTTCGCACTTGGCTAACAGCAAACGGGTTTGATCCCAAGGACCCAAGGCTAACAATTGGGCACCCGCAAGTGGCACAAGTTGATTTGGATCGTAGTTTTGGTACAAACAATCATCGCGACATATGGAACTGCTTAAATACACACCTAGACGTGGCAGCTATACGCACAGAAACTGCCAGTGCTGAATACAATTATCGCTGGAGCGATGCAGATTTTGTTCAGCGTCAGATTGACATCATCAAAGGATAACACCATGCAATGGATACGCAATTTAATCAATCGGATCAAGTTGGAAATTCGATACAGAAAAAAATTAAAAGAACTTCGTAAACGAGACCCATTTATCTACAAATGAATATACTAGGTATTAGTGCTGGCTTCCACGATGCCGGGGCAACTGTGATCAATCCACAAGGTGACATCTTGTTTGCCGGGCATAGTGAACGCTACAGTAAAAAGAAAAACGATGCTAATTTTTGCAATGAATTAATTCAAGACATTGCCGAGTACAATCCCATTGACACTGTGGCATATTATGAACGCCCGATATACAAGCAATTACGACAATGGTATGCTGGACAAGGCATTGAGTGGAACAAGCTGTCGGTGCGTAGTATAGTACACAATCAAATTGGGCATGCATACTGGCAAGATTTAACTAGATATAAAAATTACAATCATCACCTGAGTCATGCGGCTGCAGGATTTCAAACAAGTCCATATGATCGTGCCACAGTAGTAGTGCTTGATGCCATAGGCGAATTTGAAACAATCTCAATCTGGGGAGCAGAATATGATCAACAAGGTAAAGCAACTTATAAAAGACTTTGGACACAAGGTTACCCACATTCAATTGGACTCTTCTACTCTGCAATTACTAGCCGCGTTGGCCTACACCCACTAGACGAAGAATATATCACAATGGGCATGGCAGCTTGGGGACAACCCAGTTGGTATTCTGCAATGGCCAGCCAAGTAATAGAAGATTTTGAGAAAATCACATTTAAAAATAATCTGCACACTGGGTTTAACTCAACATTCCTTGAGTCAGCTACAAATGAGGATATTGCATGTGCGGCACAACTCATAACAGAAGACCTTATCAAGAATGTCATGCACCGAGCAAGGTCTCTTGACTGGAGCAACAACCTTGTGTACATGGGCGGGGTGGCACTTAATTGTTTAGCAAATCGACACCTAGGAGAATTTTTTGAAAAAATTTGGATTATGCCTTGTCCTGGCGATGCTGGTAGTAGTCTTGGTGCCGCCGCTCTTGCCCACGGTGGCCGTTTACATTGGAGCACTGCTTTTTTGGGCCGCAACATTGCTGGTGATTATCCTGTCCATGATGCAATGGTGCATTTATTGGATACTGGAATTGTTGGGGTTGCTAGTGGACGTGCCGAGTTCGGACCCCGTGCACTGGGTAACCGCAGTCTACTCGCTGACCCGCGTGGCGTAGACATCAAAGATCGCGTGAATGAAATCAAACGTAGACAAAAATTCAGACCTTTTGCTCCGGTTATTCTGGAGGAACATGTTGATAATTATTTTGATATGCCCCATGGCTTTGGTACTAGTAGGTACATGCAATCAATCGCTCGTTGCCGGCATCCAGATCTATTTCCTGCTGTGTGTCATGTTGACAATACTAGCAGGGTGCAAACTGTACCCAAGGACGGATCAGGGATACGAAGATTACTAGAAACATGGCATGCTGAAACTGGTTGTCCCATGTTGTTAAATACTAGCTTAAACATTAGAGGTGAGCCTATGGTAAACAATCGTGCTGATGCGGATAGATTTGAAAAACTATATGGTGTAACAGTAGTATCATGAAACAATGGATTGTTTCACTTACGGCCTTGCTTGCGCTTTCGTCTAACGCATCTCCAGCTACACTGGTGTACGATTTGTCAGACAGCCGGATTGTAAGTCAGCAAGGTGACAATGCACAACGTCCTATTGCTAGCCTGAGCAAAATAATGACTGCAATGGTTGTTTTGGATAGTACAGTATCACTTGGCGAAACATTTGCAATTGATAACAAACGCACGGCTACACATTTACCACAGCGTGAATATTCAAGACTTGAGTTGTTGCATGCCATGTTGGTCAAGAGTGACAATGCCGCTGCCGAAACACTAGCTGAACATCATCCAGGTGGCCGAAGTGTTTTTATGCTGGCAATGAATTCAAAAGCCGCAGAACTTGGTTTGTCAAATACACAATTTAATGATCCGTCGGGCTTGAGTGTGTTTAATGTAAGCACGCCTCAAGAAGTTGGGGCAATGTTCAAAGCCGCCAACCAATACGAGCTTATACGTAGTATCAGCACAATGAAAGAACTACAGCTACCGGCGCAAAAAAAGAAACTGGCAGTCAGCTTTGTTAATACCAATTACACGGTATTGACGCAGTTTAAAGATGTTGTAGTAAGCAAAACAGGCTTTACAAACCCAGCTGGGTTTTGCATGGGCTTGATACTAAATCGCCAAGGCCACGAGTTTATAGTAATAGTGCTGGGCGAGAAAAACAAAAATCAACGTACTGCCACAGTAACACGCTTGATGCAAAATTTATCTTAAAGATAAGTCTCTAACGGTCCGCGACGTCGGATATCTTGTGTACAGCAACTGATACCACCATCAAAGAAATACTTGTGACGTAGCTCACATATGATGGGTTCAATATGGTGCTTCTTGCAAAAGTCAAAAACTTCTTTGTTGTAGCTTGAGAAGATCACGTGTGATTCATCTAGTACCAGGCAGTTGACATCAAATACAGTTTCTTTTACAAAGCCAGTCCACTTGTTAAGGTAAGTGTCAACAAACTTTGCAAAATCATCTGTTGGGTTTACTCCGGGCACATACCAGCGATCGTTGAAGTTTTCGTATTTGAACTTGCCTACTTCCATAGCAGCCATAATACTAGCATCTCGTATGCGGCATAGTTCCCACCCAGGAAAACTTTCGTTATAGTCAATATCCCCATCGTGCATGCTGGATAAAATAACACCAGGTTTTAGAATAGCAAACACACTATCACCATGCCCATTGGTTTGTGCACGGTGCACTCGATATCGAGAATCTAGCACATTGTCCTTTATCCAATTCATTTGACCGGTGGTCAACCAGTCGCTGTTGTCGAAAAACACATCAGTACCCACACGTACAATGCAACTAGCAACAGCATCAACCATGACATGGTCAGGATTGTATCCATTGCCGTGTGGATCAACTACGCACCCAGGTTGTTGACGTTCATATTCGTTACAAATGTCATCGGTTTCTTTAACATTGATTATTCTTAATAGTTTCTCTCCCATGGTAATTTGCCAATCTCGGGGAGTTAGCGGTGGGAGGCCAATGCTTACTTCGTGAATTTGTAGTTTATGAAACCAATCAACATCTGGCAAGTCTGGACGACGCACAACAGCACCGTACTGCTCAATTGTGCGTTGTAGGTTGTCAAGGTCTTCGTTGGTTTCGTCCAACAACTGAGCCATTTGACGTTTTACATTTTCATCTTTGATAAAATCAAAATGTTTAGGTGTGTGCACACGCCCTACTATAACCTCTTCTAGCGGTTGCCAACTGGTATAACTTTGTACTACTGTAGACATTCTAATTCCTTTAATAATCTATTTACTGGTTCATGAGTACGTTGCGCAAATATTTCTTGATTATACACAATGTCATGTGCACATGCTTCGTACCATCCTGGGTTGCATTTTAGTTCGGTTAATACATCAGCAATAGCCAACCACCGATCTGTATTGTTTTGGATTGTGTCGTACATGGGGTTGATCACATGATCAAATGTTCGGTAACCCATGTCGCGCAGAGCCTGCAAGCTTCCTGGACCTCCGGCTATAACAAATGGTTGACCGTATTTGATAGCTTTAAATGTTTTTTCAGTCAGGAATGCCCCACCAGATTGGTCAACATCAAACAGTGTTTCTAACACAACATGACATCTAGATTGTGTGTACAGATCAGTATTCACAACATGATGATCATTGTGCTGTATGCTAGTTAAGTTATCACAATAGTGTGGGGATGCATTGGCAAATGATTGTGTGCGATCCCTCCACCCAACTAACCTATCCAATTCAATAGGATTATCTTGCTCAAGGTCGATACTGTCAGTTTTGGCTGTGTTATAACTCCAGGTGCTGTTATCTAGTAATCCTCGGTGTTGCAAGTCGCTCATGATACTGGCTCTCCACCACTTGTGCAATCTGTTTAGCGCGGTAAAATCTTGTGTGGGGTTAGTGGGCACTGCTGTTTGGTGTCGGTTAACAAATCTAAAAAAGAACTCGTGATCAGGAAAGTAACTAAAGTTTTCCAGTTGTGACGCTGTGGTATTTGCACTTACAAAATGGTAACAATCAGGCGGAAAGTTATGCAATACCACTAATTCATCTAATCTTGTTTTGATACGTGCAGGATTGTCGCCTTCGTGATAGTAGAACAACACCTTGACATCACCATCTAATATTTCATGCTTTACTAGATCGCTTAGTAGGTCAAAATAATCAATGCCAAAATCAAACCAGCCTAGGCCTATAGGATACCACGACCTAGACCCAACAGCATTGATAACACGCATGATGTTGTAGTTTTTGGTATACATTAATAATCTCAATGGAACAACTCTAGGATAGTGTGCGTCAAATTGTCTCCATGCAGGAGTGAATGGCTGTGCAGGATGCTGTGCCAAGTTTGGATATCCCACGTTACTGTCGTGAAATACTCTATTGTACGAAAAAGTAATCAAGTGTTAAAGTCCCGTTGGATAGCATCAAGCATTGCGGTTAATTCTTGCCACAATATTTTTTCAAAACCACCATTGTAAAAATGATTCCAGTTGTGTGCAACTACATCGTGTGTGCGGTGAAAAAGATTGTTTTTAGACTCAGTATCAAGATTGTTGAGTTTTTTGAGTACATGTGCAATTTTTTCAATACGCTTTTCGTCATCAACTTCATCATCGTAACTTTCGTCCCAGAAGTCTCCAAACGTTTGGAATCCGTAACTACGAAGATATTTTAAACTACCGCATGTGCCCACAATCACAAAAGGTATTCCATGTGCAATTGGTTTAAATGTCTTTTCAGTTAAATGTAATCGACTCCCCGTGGCCACAGTTTCAGTTACAAGATACAACAAGCTATCCTCAACTTGTTCAAACAAACTCAACCAGCAACTGTGCATGGGATGATCAGTCTCACCGGGGAAGTCTCGTGGTAGTTGCTGTGCCGCAAATACATCTGCAATATCGGGGTAAGTGTCTTTTAAAGATTTCACAGCATCGTGCACGGAAATGTTTTCTGCAGGACAAACCTCAGGGCATGATATCCAGTTGTTGGTCATGCTGTGTTTAAAAATATAATACAACATTGCAAGTCGGTGTTGCCGTTTACCAGCCACAATGCGATTTGGTGCAATAAATGTTTGCGTTACTGTGCGCTGTGCGGGATCTGTAATCAGGAATGTTTTATCATACCCACGATACCAATCCAAACTTGCCCAGCCATGGAAAAAGTAATAATACGGTGTCCATCCATAATGGCTACATACTTGTTCAACGTATTCACTATCGAGCTCGCTGGTTATTATGGCTTTGTGGGTTGCCCCAGTTTTGTTGTTTAAATCAAGATTGCGTACAACAATCTCGTCAAACAATGGTTGGTGTATGTCCAGATGAATTGGCTCTTGATCGTGTAAAAATATATAATTAGACTCTTCCTTATCTTCACCATGGTTAAACAAAGCATCAACATCAGTACGTCCCGGAGGATCACAAAAAAACATCCGAGTCAGCGGAATGCGTGTGTGTATAAACGGCCAAATGGTATTGTTGTAAATTTCATCTATTCTAATCATGTTTGATGTATTTTATATAGGTGTAAAACCCAATCTGTTTGTGCACGAACAAGAATGCAATTCAATCGATCATGCCCGTCAATTGAGCCGCACACGTTATTGCTGGATAGTCAACTACTTATCGGACTACACAGGGTGGGATTGGCTTTGGGAGCCTCGCCCTTGGGAAGCTGGGCAACGGCATGCTTGGCCTAGCCAATGGCAACGTGACTCTGGCACGTACCTTGTGCCACAACATGGGTATACAGATACAAACTATCACACTGATCAGGTCATAACACGATTGCCCAGCATGGCCGATCATTGGACTGTGCCGTCAAACATTGATTATACCAAGTTTGATTTTTCCTGGCATCCAGATTACACTGATCCTGAACAATACGAATATCATTTTGGAACACAATGGCAGAGTGCTGGAGGCCCAGTATATAATCACGGTGCCGGACCTATCAAGCTTGTGACTGATCAACGTGCTCAAGCCATAGCAAGTTCCATGAACTGGCATTGTCCGGACTCAGTTGACCCAGATACATTTGATTTTTCTTGGCACCCTAGTCCACTTGAACCAGCGTACACGTATCAATTTGGAACACAGTGGCAAAAAACAAACGGGCCATGCTATACCACACCCGGTGCAACTGATATTAAATTTTTACCTAGCCCTAGATCTGTTAAAATCACAAAAGACGATTGCTGGACTGTGCCTGACAATGCCGATGTTGAAAGCTTTGACTGGACCTGGCACCCCGATGCCACTGAACCACTATACATATATCAGTTTGGCACACAGCATCAACGCACAGGCGGGCCACTCTACACAGTTACTGGCGCAACAGACATCAAGTTTGTGGACCAAATAAGAATTAAAACACAGCGCACAGCTGGTAAAGTGTATGTGATTGATCATCTTGATGGAAATGCCAGCAAAGTGCGTGAACAAATATCTCACTGTGATTGTAGTGTAGTACGTTATTTTGACAATTATCTAGATACACTGACTCGCATTGCAAAAAATGCAGACAACGAGCACTGCGAATTTGTGTGGGTTGTGTCAAGCATCTGCGACTATACTGATTTTGATTTTTCTTGGCATCCTGAACAGTGGCAAGCCAGTATGCTACATGTTTTTGCTAGCAATGATCAAAAATTTGGTGATACATTTTTTATGCACGTACCAACATTTGCATATCGAGCAGGGCAAGCAAAATTGCTTGAGTGGTATGATGTTAACTTTGTTAACACTTCGGTGCCACGCAGGCCAATTCCTGTAATACAACACAACGAAGACAGCCAAGTTGATGCAGTGAAAAAGTTTGAGTGGGCTGGACCATTAGCATTGTTTACTAGGACTGATTATGTTGATCGTACATTGGTCACTGTTCCGTTATGGCGAGAACTTACTAAAACCATTGTGCCCTTGGATCCAGGAGCATCAAGTGTGATTGTGCCACGTGTGGCTATACCGTATATCAAAACACAGTTATATGATTATCCCTATATCAATCGAGAGCATATAATGCTAAAAGGTACTCCCTTGGACATTGTGTTTTTGAGCAATGGCGAAAGTGACGCAGACTATCTTTATGCGCACCTTTTGGACTGTGCATCTAACACCAACCAAGTTCATTGTGTAACCGGCATCAAAGGTCGTGTAGCAAGTCAGCATGCGGCTGCAAATGCCAGCACAACTGATTGGTATTTTGTTGTGCCAGGAAAACTACATATTGAAAGAAATTTTGATTGGTCCTGGCAGCCCGATCGTATGCAACAGGCCAAGCACTATATCTTTCACGCACACAATCCTGTTAATGGTTTGATATATGGTCACATGGCTATGGTAGCATACAACAAAAAACTTGTGTTGGAAACGCAAGGTACTGGCTTGGACTTTACCATGGAAAAAGCACATGAAGTTGTTCCTATTGTAAGCGGTACTGCAACTTATGCATCGACTCCCATGATGGCCTGGCGTACTGCATTCCGTGAAGTGCTTAAACTTCAAGCCAGCTTGCCTGATATTGAAAACGAATACAGGCTCAACCAATGGTTAACGGTGGATCTCTCTGCTGACCAATGGAGCATGAAAGGTGCCCAAGATGCTGTGGCGTTTTATAATGAAGTCAAAGGAGATCCCACTGAGCTTCATAAAAGCTACGAGTGGGACTGGTTGGCTAGTTATGTGTTTATCAAGCGAGGGCTAGTTGAGTAGTCCAATAAGGGCTTGCAGTGAGCCAGCGATGGTATTCAACAAAGCCTTGTTCTACATCTACTTTGGGATCATATCCAAAGTCTTTTCTTGCCGCATCAATATTCAATGCTCCGCGACTTGGAAAATCAGCGTCTTTGTCCCTACAATTAATTGTACCTTTGCCTACTAACCCAACAATCATTTCCGCAGCCTGTAACAAACTAACACTATGGCTTTTGGTAATGTTATATGTTTTGTTTGCGGTATTAGAACTTAGTGCAACTGTCGCAATACCATCTGCGGCATCATCAACGTAGGTAAAGTCTAATGTCTCCCCTGCCCCATTAACATTGAGAACGCCTCCACGCATTGCGGTGAGCATAAACTTTGCCACCACTCGGTCTTCCACATCAAGAGGCCCGTACACAGCACTAGGCCTAATAATAGTGTAATCAAATACACCTCGACGTTGGTAATCTTTAACAATATTTTCTCCTGTTAGTTTCATGATGCCATATTGGCCAATGGGTTGACAAACATAATCTTCTGTTACATCATCAACAAAGTCACCGTACACCATGCTACTGCTGATATAAACAAATTTCTTTACATCATGCTTTTTGCAAGCTTCGCATAGATTTAACAAGCCTTCCATCATAGTTCTTGCACCCAGCATGGGATTGGCATTGACTACTTTTTGTCTGGGAAAACTGGCCATGTGAATCACAATGTCAAATTTGTAACGAGCAAACAACCAGTCAATGGTGTTGCCTGCAATATCAATGGCATGTATTTGCCCCGGTTGAATTTTCTTTAACCGTTCGGACATCAAGTAATCAATTTCTGCCTGGGGAATAATTCCATAATTGGTTCTGGTATCAGTGATAACAACACTGTGGCCTTGCTGTTGCAATCGTGCTACCACATTGTGACCAATAAGCCCAAGACCGCCTGTAACTAATATTTTCATTTGTTTCCTTGTTATACCAAATGTTGTGCAAGCACCATACAACTGATCCAAGTCCAAAGAGTATTAAATCCCACCAATGTAGGCAATGCCTTTTTGCGACTGGCCCAAATTAATGTTAACGAAGTTGCCAGCGTCAAGAAATACAACCACCAAATACTAATACCAAAAATCAAACCAGGCACAATAATAATAGCCTTAGCAGTCCAACTTAAAAACTCCACAGTATTATAGTCAGTCCAGTATTCCTTGGTAAACCACATGCCGTAGCATTCTTTGATCTTGGCAAATGTAATGTGTTTATACATGATTAGTATTAATACCGCCCATGCAACTGTAGCAAATAATATTTGTTTTTCATTCATGCATCTTACTCCAATTAATTATATTTGATCCTATAAACATTCCCATAGCATACTCACTCCAAAGTAATAAACTGTTTGTCATGTTGCCCCATTGTGCGTAATTGATCCAATACCCTGCCATGATACAAGCAGGCAATAAGCTAGACATTCCTGCAATCATTACAATGATGTTGATACGGGTAACATGATCCCAAAAGTAATTTAACGCTACACCAAGTCCAATAGCTATCACGAAATCTGTTGTTGATGGTACAAAATTTTTAGTGAGTTCAGTAGCTAACACAACTGGAACTTGATAAAAATACAACCACCCAACTGCGATCAACACCAACACGTATGTAATTAAGTGTACTAGATTTCTTAAGTTGTTTCTGATAGCACAGATTACAACTGCCATTGGAAATCCCACCTTGCTGGCAAATATCAACAACACAGTATTGTTAACAAATCCCCAACAACATCCAATACCGCATAATATGCACAGCAGTATCTTAGCAGTCAATGGTACATCGTCGAGTACTGTAAATTTCATGTTTTACTTCCCCACTTTAATGTCCAGAAGATTTCGTGTTGCTCGCTCAGCCTAGCCATGATGCGGTACCTGTGTCCGTAACTAGAAATATCTGCTTGTCGAGTCCAGTAAGGTTTCTCTACAGCATGCTCCATGATAAACTTACCAGCATCGCTTTGTTGCCAATCCCACATAGGAGCCGCCGCATATATATCTGGATCTTCTACATCGCCCATGCGTATCTCGTGTACACATACGTCACGAAACTTTACAGCTCGGTCATTGATGATTTTAACCTGTTCAGGTTGCCAGTGTTTGTATTCGGATTCGTGAGTGTGTGTTATTGCCATACTCTAGTATAGCACAAGGATTAGTCTTTAGCAACCAAGTCGGCAGCCATCGGGAATACTGTAGCAATAACTTCAGCACAGGCACGGGCAACTTCCTGATGTTCTTTTTGTGTACCGGTTGCACTACGTAGTTCAATAAAGTGTATCCACGAACGTAGTGTGCCATTCATATACAAGCGACTTTCAATAAGTCCTTCTGGTAATACGGCACGTGCCTGTTCTTTGGCTATGCCATTCTTGATAGCCCATTCGTATTCTCGTTTGGCAGCATAGATGACTCGTTGTTGAGCTCTGTACCATTCATTTTGTAACAAGTGATCATCGACTTCGACACTGTTCTGACGGTTCTTGGGGTCTTGAAGTCTAGCTTCTCTTGTAACAAAATTGAGATCTTTCGTTGGGTCAGCATAGCGTTGAGAGAACTCTTGGAAACTGAAACTTCTGTGTCGCAAGATTTGCCTGGCAATATCTCTTGTTGTGGTGATTTCAATACAGGCAGAGACCATTTCAAGTGGGCTCCAGTGCTGGTGTTTGACCAGGTATCTAATGAGTTTGTCTGACGTTTCTGTGTTGAGCTGATTGGAGGGATTGCTGACACGGGCGCAATACGCAATGAGTTCTTGCGCATCTGCAATGCCCATATCTGCAAATCTCTCTGTTGGTTGTGAATAGGATAGTAATTGAACA